ACACGACGCTCTTCCGATCTGTCCTTTGCCTCGTTCTCGCGGTGGGCCTGATTCATCAGGACGATGTTGCCGCATCCGTGCTTGATGGCAAGGTCAACGAGCATGCGGCTGTAAGTGTGGAGCTTGGTATCCACGTAGTTGTTCTCCTTATCATGCCATCGGGCTATAGCCTGGCACTTCTTCTTGCGGCCCTTGCTTCCAGAGGAATAGCGGTTGTCTATCTGGCACCTACGGACGGCCTCCTGGATTTGGCGGCGACGGTAGTTAAATTCCTCTTTCGTGCCAATCTCGAAGACCTTCATGCCGCTGTCGTACTCGCGTGCTGCCCGCACGTCGCAGGTGCAGACGATGGGATTCATCACTCCGAGGAATGCGTAGAGTGATTTCTTCGGGTCAACCTTCACTTCCTGCCCCGGCATGTCCACGCAGAGCAGCAGGAAGATCTTGTTGCCGTCGAACTTCAGCGACGATGTACACATCTTGTACATGCCGGAGATGACTCTCTCCACGATGAGGCGGTTGCCGGAGCGGTCGCGGCCGAACTTCATCTGGAACGGGACGCCCATCAGGATAAAGAAGCATCCCTGGCGCTGCTCGCCATTGCCGTTCACGTAGTCGGCAAAGCGGAGGTTGAGGAAGCGGGAAGCCTTGAACGGCACCGGCATGTTCTTCTTGTAGGACCGGAGCGAGCGGTTCCACATGCCCTGCTTGCGATCGTCCTGGTACATCTTCTGCGCGTTCTGAAGCACGCAGGACACCATGCTCATGTCGGCCTGTCCCTTGAAGGCCTCCGAGGCTGCCACGTAGGGTGCGTTCTGCTTGGTGGCTGCCTGGCCCTTCACCCCGAGGAACTGGATCTTCTCGCGGTCTTCATCGGAGAGATAGGGCATCGTGTTGTCAAGGGTGAAGAGATGGCTCATGGCCATGTTGGCCACCTTGACGGCTATGTCTCTGTTGGCGTAGAGTTTATCGTAATACGCCTTACGCAGGTCCTTGTCTGATTCGCAGACGAAGACCTCTATTTTTCTTGTGATAACCATATTATAGTAGTTAGGTTTGTTTCCAATGGGTGGAAGCATCGTTTCCAATGGGTGGAAGCATCGTTTCCAATGGGCGGAAGCATCGTTTCCAATGGGTGGAAGCATCGTTTCCAATGTCCAGTTATTCCAGTTTCACTGCATACACCTCAACGCCGTTAGTGGTCTGTACTGCATACACCTTCAAGTGCTGAAATGGAACCTTTTCACTCGGCTGCATACACCTTCATTTTCAAGGTGAGCAACACCTGGAAAGAAGTACGTACAGTTCTCTGCCTGAGCTGCATACACCTTCATTTTCAAGGTGATCAACACCGTGTTTACTCTTCTCCTATCAGGCCTGCAAGCTGCATACACCTTCATTTTCAAGGTGAACAACACCAGAAAGACAGTCTGATTGCCGACCTGCAGCACTGCATACACCTTCATTTTCAAGGTGAGCAACACCGTGGCCACGGACATTATTAAAGTAAACAGAACTGCATACACCTTCATTTTCAAGGTGAGCAACACCCTGGGGCTTGCAGCATGTTGGCGTGCAGCGTTTTAGAAGGTGCTTGGGGAGTGAAAAAAGATTTCTCCCCATAAGGCTGTACAGCCAGCCCGGTGAATATGCTAACGGGATGAATCCATCTCAAATCGCTTCTCATTCAGTTCATGCCTGGCAGCCTCGATCATCAGTCGCGAGCGGTTGTTCATCTGCTTGAGCAGGTGAACGTTGATGCGTGCACGATCGATGTCTATCTGCCGCTTGTCATTACGTTCCAGGAGATCGGCCATATACTTCATGATGGGTTTCCCGGAGACTCTAACATCTAAATCAAATTTGCTCATAATATGTATATTTTAAACTGCATACACCTTCATTTTTAAGGTGAGCAACACCAGGAGTTAGGCGTAAACTTTACGATTGTAACTGCATACACCTTCATTTTCAAGGTGAGCAACACCTCTTTAATACGCTCCGGCTGATTGGTAAAACTGCATACACCTTTATTTTTAAGGTGAGCAACACCAGGGGGAGGGTGAGACCATGATGCACATCGGCTGCATACACCTTCATTTTTAAGGTGAGCAACACCCGTTCTCGACAACGGGCCACTGGTGATCAGCTGCATACACCTTCATTTTTAAGGTGAGCAACACCTTGGAGCTTGCAGTATGGTGATACGCAGCGTTTTAGAAGGTATTTAGGGAGTGAAAAGGATTCCTCCCCATAACGGTGTGCAGCCACCGCGTATTGATTGTACATCATTTCCGTGGCGTCACGAAAATGATTTCTTCAGTTTTCTGTAGTATTCCACCGTGGTGAGCCCGAGGATCTTGTCAGGGAATGACGTCTTCAGGAACTTGTAGGTGTCGAGCGCGAACTTGCGGCCCTTGACGGGAACCTCAAGGTGGTCGGCATCCTTGAAGTGGAACTGGTCATAGACGACGTATGTGTCGGTCGGTGACTTCGGATCATAACTGGTGCTCATAATTCTCTTCTAAGGGTTGTACCCGAAGGCCGTACCTGGAGGCATTGGCTTCCATCTGCGGACGGCGCTCGGTCAGTTCATCGTAATAGATAATATTGGAGCCTTTCTCGACGATGTAGTCAAACTTACGGAACAAGTGCCGATGGATGCTGCGTCTGCGGGCTTCAGGAGTATAGCCGTTGTAAGACAATTTGAGCTTGGTCTTCTGGGGAAGGCCCCAATGGATTCTCAGCCGTTCCTTCCGGCGAAGCTCTCCCATTGTTTCCTTGATCTTCCTGCAGCATTCCTCGAAGCGCTTGGGTGAAAGGCGGTCTCTGTTGGACTGTCCAGGAAGGAAAGATCCTGGAATGCGCTGGCCGCTCTCATAGTATTCGCGCATCTTGACCTTCATTCGCTTGCTCAGTTCGTCATATAGGCCATGCTCCCTGCATACTATCCTTGACTGTTCGCTGGCATTGCGCTGACACTTCCCCATATGCTGCTTGCTTTTCTTCAGGCCGTATTGCCTTGCAATTCGGTGAACCTGCGACTCGCCGATGCCGAACTTCGCCATGATATCTCGGTTCTTGGTGTGCTTGAAATGCTTGATGATCCATTGAACTTGCTTCTCGGTGAGGGACTTCCCTCCCCTATTGCCAATCATGACGGCCTTGAGGTCTTTCTTCCAGCCACGGGGCTTGGCTATGTGGTCAATGAGGCCATCGACGCTGACATCAAACCGGGCTGAAAGTGCCCTGGTGGGCGTTACGGGATAGAGGCGTTCCAGCTCTGCAATCTCTGCCTCACTCAGTTCTCTGTAGTTTCTCATCCTGTAGGTATTGGCTAGCTTGTTGATAGGTGCGGCTTGCCGTGTGGTCGAGCCGCTTGTACGTACCGTGGTCCGTGAGGCGGTACACGTAGTACCAGCCGCGGAACATCATAATCATGTATGGCTTCATAGGCTTACTTCACTATGAGCGACCTGGCCCACAGGCTGACCTTGTAGATAACGCGGTCGAGCGGGGTGTGCATGAGGTTGTTGACTATCCACTGGAATGCGAGGGATGCCCCGCGCAGTGCCTGGAGCGAATAGGCTCCGTTGTCGTGGAGATACTTGCGAAGTCCGGTAGGAATATTGATATTGTCTTCGTTCATTGATTATCAGTATTATATTTGTCTTTCAGTTGTTTCAAAGCGGAAAGGAGTTTCTGCTGGACTGACTCCTTCCGGCCAAGGGCCGTGACGGCACGCTCATCGACGGTGCCCTCGCAGATGAGGTTGTAGATGATGACGGGGTGCTGCTGTCCCTGGCGGTGGAGCCTTGCGTTGGCCTGCTGGTAGAGTTCCAGGTTCCATCCGGTGGAGAACCACACGATATAGTGGCCTCCCTGCTGCATGTTGAGGCCGTAGGCCGTGGATGCCGGATGGGCCAGCAGCACGTCAATCTTTCCGGCATTCCAGTCGGCAAGGTCGCTCTCGCCCTCATAGTTGCGCACCTTGTAGCCCTTCAGTCGGGCAGTGATGCGCGGCACGTCGTGGCGGTACTGGTAGAACACGAGCACGGGAGAGGCAGCAGCCTCAACGAGCTCGGCAAGCCGTTCCAGCTTCTCATCGTGGATGCTGATGACGTTGTGGTCGGCATCATAGACAGCCCCGTTGGAATACTGGGCGAGTTTGTTCATGAGCGCTGCGGCACTGTCGGCGATGACCGACGGCGAGTCTTCCTGCCGTGAGGCGAACTCCAGTACGTTCTCGCGCTCGAAGTGGAGATAGTCGCGCATGACCTGATCGGGGAGCCTCACCACCTCATCATGGATGATGAGTGACGGAAGTTGGAGATAGTCCCTGGCCTGCATGGAGAGGCAGATGTCGGCTATCTTCTTGCGGATCACTTCGTCGGAGCCCGGCTTCGGGGTACACCTGACGACGATGTTGTTCCACCGGTGCTGGTCGAAGTAAGTGTCGCGGTAGCGTGTTATGGAATGTCCCAGACGCTCACCTTGGTCAATGCAGTATAGCTCAGCCCATAGGTCGAGCAGGGAATTGGGCGCCGGGGTTCCTGTCAGGCCAATCACCCGCGAGAAAGAGCCCGTCACCTTCTTCATGGCCTTGAATCGCTGTGAGCGGGGTGTCTTGAAGGAAGTGAGCTCGTCGATGACCAGCATGTCGAAGGGCAGGCGGTAGCCGTAGTGGTCGCAAAGCCATGTAAAGGAGTCACGCCCGATGACGTAGATATCGGCATCGCGCTCAAGCGCCCGGATGCGTTGCTGGGATGTACCCATCACCTTGGAAACCTTGATGCCATCCATGTGGTCCCACTTGGATGCCTCGGACGTCCAGGTGGCCTCAGCGACCTTCTTGGGTGCCACAACAAGGGCCTTCTCTACATCGAGGGCATCCTGCAGCTGGCGGAAGGCTGTCATCGTGATGACTGTCTTGCCCAGTCCCATATCAAGGAAGAGTGCGCAGCGCTTGTGCCGCATGATCCACTGGATGGCATCGTTCTGGTAGTTATGTGGGATGAATTTCATTTTCGATAATTTCTAAAACTTTGTCCACGGAATCAGCCACATAGACATGCTGGCCAAGATCCCTGAGCACGGAGATGCGGATACGCTGAAGAATGTCAGGCTTGCGGCCCTTCGACTTCACTTCTACCCAGAAGACGCGGCCACCGGGCAGAACGCAAAGCCTGTCGGGGTATCCCATTGCACCCTGGTTGGAGTATTTGAGGGCAAGCCCTCCCCTACTCTCCACCTCCCTGCAGAGGTAGCGCTCGATGAATTTCTCGGAATTCTTTTTAGAGTTCATCATCGTCTTCATCGTCAATTCCACGTGACAGCGGAGCGTTGGCCGCGTGACTCTCCTTATGGCCCGTGACGGGGTTGATATATGAGTCCTGACCGTCGGTGTCGGGACGGATGAACACATTGCGTTGACGGCCGTAGATGCCGTCGATGAGCTTGGGGTTGCCTTCGTCGTACAGTTTCCAGCCGGTCATGTTCAGCAGCCGGTTGACATACTGCGATGAAATCTTCTTCTCGTAGGGACGGAACCAGTAGTCGAGCTCGTTCCTGACCTCGGCCGCACATACTGAATTGCGACGTAGGACGGCCGTAGGCTCAAGCGCATTCTCGGAATAGTTCCTGATGTAGTTGCAGCGGTTCTCGCGGCTGCTCATACGCCAATCGCCAGGAAGCCTGTATTCGAGGTAGGCGATGATGACACCCAGCATCGGGTCTTCCGACGCGGTGTTGCGCTTGGCCTGTTCCTCGCGGGCTCCGACCTCCAGTTCATCGGACAGGTAGTTGGGCTCACCCTGCATGTAGTAGGTATAGGCTTCGGCCCACAGCTGATGGACCTCACTCCGGAGAATCTTGTTCCATTCGCTGAAGGATGTAGCCGGATTGACGGGAATCACCCAGAACTTACGGCTGCTGACATCAGAAAGGAAAGAATTCTCGTTGGTGGTGGCCGCAAGCGCACAATGGCGGTAGTGGTTCTCGCCGAAGCGGGCGTAGGCTGAGCGCGTGAAATCCTTGCATTGAGAGAGGAAGGACTTCACCTTCTCTGTCTCCTTCATCGACTTGAGACCGTTGAGTTCGGCAAACTCAAGTATCCATGCGGAATTGAGATGCTCAACGAGTTCCTTGTCCTTCATGTCCAAGGCAGCAGAATCATCGAAGAATTCACCTTCATTGGAAATGATGGAGAAGAAACTTGACTTACCGACGCCCTGAGGGCCGGTAAGCACCATCATATAGTCGAGCTTGCAGCCGGGAACGAAGGCCCTGCGGACAGCACCGATGAACCACTTGCGAGTCTGCATGCGCACCAGTTGTGTGGCTGGTGCTCCAAGGCACCGGATGAGGATGGTCTCAACGCGCGGCTGTCCGTCCCACTCTTCCTGCCGGATATAGTCCTGGACGGGGTTGAACCAACGCTTGTCACGGATTCCGACAATAGCTTCGGACACCTCCTTCGTAGAGAAACCGATACCGTATGTGTTCTGGATATGCTTTGCGATGTTCCAGCAGATGGAATCGTTGATCTCACGGCTCCGACATCCCAGGAGTGAGGGATTGTCGATGACGGATATCTTGTGAAACTCATCATAGCGGATATGACGCAGTATAGGGTCGTTAAGCAAGATAATCTCATGATTCTGCAGATCCTTCGTGTACTTACCCTTCGCATCCATCTTCAGACGGCTGACGAACGTGAAGTCGGGGTCATCGGTGATCTTCGACTTCACTTCTTCGGAAATGCCGTCGAACTCAGAGGCAGCTTCTTCCTGCTTCTCCAGCCTGAATATCTGACTTGACCGCGGGTCGTGCATGGTCAGGTCACACATGGCCTTGTAACTCGGGAGGTTCTGAGGCAGGGTGTTCTTGCCGGACTTCTTGTCGAGATAGCCGAACTTATGGATGCGTACGAGGTCGAAGGCATTGAGGTCGTGCCCGGTGTTGGCAGGATCGGTGGCGTGGTTGCTATAGGCGAACTGGCCCTCGTAGATAACAAGCCCGCCGGTGCTGCTGCCGTTGACATAGGTGTAGCGCCCGAGGCCCTGAGGGGTATAGACCTCAGAGAGGAACGTGCTGATGGCTTCCTCTATGGGATAGGCCCTGCAGAAAGCTCCGATAATGCCTACCTTCGCCGATACCGTAGCGGGTTTGCCAGCTGCCGTGTATTCTCCTTCGTGTTCGTGAAGAGGCGAGCGCCGCTCGATGGGGTCTTCGTCTGGATGCCGTGGCCATGCCGATTCACGCTTCATGGCCGGATAGGCCTCGAAGAACTTGCGTGGTGAGATAGGGTTGCCTTTCACGCGGTCAAACACGAACTGTCCGTCGATGGACGTTGACGGCCAGTACATCAGACGGTTGTACTGGAATGTGGTCTTATCGAGATACTGCATGCCGATCTCATTGCCAATCCAACGGGCCATGCCTTCGTAGTAGAAGGGTGTCACCCACTCGGACAGCGGGATGAATACGCGCCACCGGGGAGCCTGGGGCGTGTGCTTGTGCGTAGTATAGGCTATAGCCTCAACACCCGGCAGTTTCTCGCTGATAGCCTCAATGGGGTTGAAGCCTTCAGGGCATTCGTCCATGTCCAGCGTGATGATCGAGCGGTTGAGGATGTTCTCCTTGGTCTTACGGCCCGCCATCGACTTATCGGGGGAATTCTTGTCATGCTTCAGATGACCACAAACGACACCGCCGATATCCTTGATTTCGGCCTGTTGGTCGCGTGTCATGGCGTGGTACTGCTCGACAGTCTCCTCGCTACGCTTGGTGGAAGCCGTGCGCGTAATCAGTTGAGACCACCTGGCATTGGTGTTCTTCCACTTCTTGGAGAGCCTTGAGGAACCCGTGCAGACGGGAAGAGGCAGGTCGTCCATCGCGCCTGAGATCGAGGCTATGATATCTTTCATTACTAATTATTAATAATTAAATAAGGTAGGGAAAAGGTAGCGGAGTATTCCATCCGCTACCTGTCACTAGAGAGTTAAAGATCATCGTCTTCCTCTGAGTCAATCTCAGAGAAGTCGGATTCTGCACTGGCCTTGCCGCCGAAGTGCTCATCATCCTTGTACTTCATAAGGTTGTTGAGTCCTGCAGCAATGCCGGTATTACCACTGACCTTGTAGCCGAAGAAGGCTATTGAACAGTAGCACCATACGCCGCTGTAGATATCCTCTTCATCGGTGATGGGCGACTTATCCTTGTCAATGAGGCCCGGACGGCTGTTGGACTTGGCGTTGATGTACCAATGACCTTCGAAGATCTCATCGTCCTTCTCATCGCCATCCTTCAGGGCAATGTCGAGCTTCTTGGGCATCTTGCCGTCCCACTTGTCGGAGACGGCCTTCTGCTTGGCGTTCTCGATAGCCTCGTTGATGGCCTTGATGGTTGCCTTCTCAGACTTCGGAATGAGGATGGTTACTGAGTACTTACCATCCTTCTCGCCTTCGGGGACATACTTCTCGAAGACATGTACATAACTCAATCGGCATGGGCCGAAGACAATTCGTGAATTGTCAACTTTAGGAGTAATCATAAATGAAAGGAATTTATATTAATGAATAAATCAGATTCCTGTGAAGTCATCAGCAGGATTGATGGTAGGCCGTTTGTCGGTTTCTGGAACCAACGTGGGCTTGCCCTGGGGCTTCTCGATGTAGTTCCCGGCAAGTTCCGTGAACTTCTTCTTGCCAACCATCTTCTCCAGGTCGGTGATGCTCTTCAGCTCACGGGGCTTGAGGAATGTCTCAGCCCCGTAGCCGTGATCGGAAAGAATATTACACACGGCATCGGTGTCGGTAATGCGGCGGACAGATCTTCCGGCCACTACCTTGTAGCCTTTATAGGCGACTCCGGAGAGCGCCTGCTCAAGCGCATACTTCTCAACTCCTTCGAGCCACATGCGGACAACAGGAAGGACCGGAAGGATTTCACTCTCCATCTCCGACTTACTGATGAAGGCGGGGTCTTCAAAGCGACGGGCAGTCTCAATGGACATCGTTGCTATAGCCTTGCACTTTGCCTTGACCTTGCAGAACTGACACCACTCGCCAGGCATCTGCTCACCTTCACCACGGAAGGCCATGAGTGCGCGCGGCTTGAGGGTATCTGAGCCCCATTCCAGTAGGCTGCTGACGCTGATATCTGCTACTGATATATTGTCGATTCGTGGCTGGACGATGGTCATCCTCACCTGTTTGATGCGGTATTCGTCGGAAAAGGCCTCATAGGCTCCAAGGGCGTAGATCTGCATCTGGGTGTTACCGTTGGCATCCACCTTGACACCCTTGCCATACTTGAAGTCGATGACTTCCATCATGCCGTCGGCGATAATGACAGCATCGGAAGTGCCGAAGGAACCGGGAATGTATTTCCCGAATTCAAGCTGCACCTCAACAAGTAGCTTGGCATCACGGGTATTGTCGGAGGCTTCCAGGTACTTCTGCCAGACAGTGGTAACGTACTGGTCAACGTATTCGTCCATCTCCTTCGCATAGAACCTATCCCGAAGCTCCGCTATCTCGCCGTCCTCCTCTTCGGTGGGAAGGTCAAGCATCTCCTTGAGGCGCTTGGCACAGAAGGCGTGGGCAAGCGTTCCCTCCAGAGCGAAGTCGCTGCCCTTATCATCGACATCCGATTCAAGCCAAGGGGAAGGTGTACAGTTGAGCCACCGGTGCGAAGAACTGGGACTCAGAAAGGCATGTTGTGACGGCATAATCAGAAAGGAGCCTCATTGGTTACCAACTTGCCATCCTCAACCTTGAGCTGGGAGATGGCGATGACGAATGCCTCAATCTTCTCAACGGGGAGTTCCGACGGCTTGGGACTGCCAAGTAATGCGGAGAGCCGCTTGAATTCTCCGGTAAGCTCCTTGAAGAACGGAGAGGTCTTGGTATAGCCTTCGCCGCAGATACGTTCGCGACAGTTGGCCATAGCCTGGCGAACCACTTCGGCTGAATTGCCGGGAACGAGTTCGCATTTCATTGACTTCAGCAGGTCAGCGAGTGCCGGATTGCGGTCAACGGCATCGGCAAGTTGCCCAAGCTGGTTCTCAAAGGTTGGAATGTCCTTAGGGTCAAGGTCCAGTTTCCTCTCCGGCTGCTTCTGCTCCGGCTGCTTCTGCTGATCAGCGTCAAGGTTAAATATGAGACTGCCTTTGACAAGGCTGCTCAGGATTTCGTGGAGTTGAGGCGTGAGCCCTATCTCTACATGAATGTTGAAATTAATATTGTCCATAGTATATGTTTTTAAACATTATCGTCAATAGGTTCAATCACGAGTCTCAATCCTATTGACGTCAGGATCTTGACAAGCGTTTCAATCTTCGAGGGGCTCTTGCTCATGACATTGTAGATTGATGCAAACGACACTCCTGAAGACTGTGCAATCTCGTACTGCCTGGTGTGCGTTTTCAGCTGATAGAGAAAGATGCTGTCCCTGATACTGTTCTGCAGCCGCTTGAGCTCTCTCTCTTGTTCCGGGGAAAAGTTTCCTTTTTGCATGTTGTATCAATTAGTTGGCGGCCACGTGGAGAATCGAACTCCGCTCACCGAGGCTTTTTAATCCCTTTGCCTGTTGCTCCTGCGGACGGGGTAGATAAGTTCATCCGCTTACAGGCTTTCCGTGACCAGGTAGAAAGGAAGTTCCATGACGCTGTAGCGTGGCAGGAATGCACCTGTCAGTTTCTCGCGTTCCTATACCTTACGGTTACAGGCTTCCTTTCTATATATATAATGTGTGTTCCGCAATCTGACGGGAGTTGAGGGGTGAACCGGCCGCCTTGTTTCCGGCTTACCAGACAGGCCACACTTACGCCTGCTGTGATATAGACTAGATCTTTTCCTTCCCTCATTCCGCTTGCTTATTGCGGTGTCCTTGTTCATGAAGTCAAATATCGCTTACCTCTTTCGGATGAAGGCATGGCAGCCGTATTGCTCCATACCATGAGGTTGTGGTGGAGAGAGGCGGAGTCGAACCGCCGCTCATGCCCTTTTACTATCCTGTTGCACCGATTACAGGCTTTTCTCCCCAAGTCCAAGCGGGCCTCACGGCAGGCTTGGTAATATTAAACCATGAATTAAATGTGAGAGATAAAAATCAGGATTATCAGGATTCGCCTCCAAAGCCTTTGATAAGGCCAGAGCGTAGGAACCTAAGTGTTGACTGCTTAGAGTCGCCACCCTTGACATGCGGATAATTGTCCTTGGTCTTCCTGAGCCAAGTCTCGGAGATACCCAGAATGCGGGCCGCCTCACTTGTACTCACCCACTCTTCAGAGCCGATCGTCTGACCCTGCAGACGAGACATCACGATGAGAGCTGTCCGTTGAGCGATACGGTCAATGTCACGCTGAGTGAGTTCTATCTGCATGGCTATTCCTCCACGTTAATATTGTTCTCTTCGCAGTACGTGATGACGTCTGCTACCATGACGATGATGACTGTCAGTATAAATATGATCATAACCCTATCTCCTATCTTCTTGTGGTACCAGCTTGACGATGATGATATTCCCTTCACGCACGGATGAAGCATAGCGGTAGCCATCTACCGGGTATGACTTGTTGACGTGATTGACCAGGCTGCGTGCAGAGTGGCATGCTGCATAGTCGGGCAGCTGCCTGACTAATTCCTTGTCCGGACGTACGCTTCTGATGTCTTCGATTGTAATTTTGTCCATTTTTGAGAAAATATTTTGTTTGTTTGTAATTTTTTTGTCCATTTCGCTTGGAACATTGACGGGAATTCCTTATATTTGCAACCCATACATAAGCAAATTAGGGTAAATTCCCGTCGTGCTCCTTGCTTTGTTTGTATGTTTGTTTGTAAAACCGCTGCAAATATACAAACATTGTTTGGAATCACAATGGATTTGCCCCTAATATTAACATTGATTAACCAAACAACGTTTGTAAAATGGAAAGGAAAAAGATTAAAATCGACGAACTACCACACGCCAACAGGCTGGTTTTCAACCTGATGTGCGAGAAAATGGGAAGTGAGAACAAAAGCGGCTTCGCGAGACTCCTCTCTGAAGGTACTAAGCCAATCAGCGAGCAGCGCATCAGCAGACTCTTCTTCATTGACAAACGAAGCGGCAAGTACCCGAAAGTGTCCGATGACATCCGCGAGAGAATCATTGAAAAGTTCGGCCTCAGCGAGGATTACTTCATCAGGCGGAAGGCCGAAGGCGGAAACAAAGTAGTCCTGCCACACAGGGAAGGCATGGATTTAGACGATGGCGCCATGCCGGAAAAAAATGCCTTCGGCGGACTTGGAGGAATGGAGAGGCTCGCCCAGAGCGGCTTCGTGTGCGTTCCACTGGTAAGCGCGTACGCACACGCAGGATACCTATGCGGGTATGGCGATAGCGAATATCTGGATTCCCTGCCAATGGTCCCGTTCCTGCCAGACAGGAGGATGACCGGCAACTATGTCGCCTTCGAGGTAAAGGGAGACTCCATGGATGACGGAACCGCCGACTCATACAAGGACGGTGAGGTTCTGATATGCCGTGAGGTTGAACCGGAATATTACCGAAACGACAAATTGCATATCAGTAAGCGCGACTTCGTGATCGTCCACAAGGACGGAATCCTGGTCAAGAGGATCATCGCCCATGACGTAGCCCACCACCTCATCAAGATTCATTCACTCAACCCAGTGTACAAGGATGAGACCATCAACCTCGCGGACGTGAGGCAGGTGTTCTCAGTCGTATCATCACAAAGAAGCAGGCAAAGATGAAAAAATACATTATATCAGCCGCAATCTTACTCCTCGCGGGTTGTAACATTCCAAACGAATACAAACCCCGTGAAGAAAAAAAGAATGCCGTCAGGGAGAACCTTTCTGCACTCATGGCAGAGATGTCAGGATGGACGGTGGCCGACACGACCATCACCATGAGCGAAGCTGACATGAGAGGGCTGGCAAAGGAAGGCGAGAAGTTCTATGAATGGACGCTCAACGCGACGATCGTGAAAGGTTCCGACACGCTGCATGTGACGGCAGACGATTACGATGAGGTGATTGACAGCACCGGCAGCTTCGTCCCCGGCAACAGCGCCAGTATTACCTACAAGGAATTCGCAGATGACTATCCGGCAGCAGAGAAGGAGCGCATCAACCTCTTTATGCAGAGAACCTTCGGGAACAGGAAGCACTTCTCCCTGGATAAGGACCTCTACGATGTCGTCACGGTGAAGTTCTCCAAGCCAAAGAGACAGCAATAACGTTTTACCAATGTTTTACCAAGCCATGTGAAGGTTAAATAAAATCAGCGCAAAACGGCGTTCCCCACAAGGATTCAGCGTGGGGGGTTTGAATCCCTCACCTTCCGCTGAGACAGGGAGAAGCCGTAGCAGGTTTCTCCCTTTTTTTGTGCTGATATACTGTACTTTGCTGGCTAAACCCCTTATTCAAAGCCCCTTATTAGGGAGAAGGGTACTTCTGAAAACTTGCGAATATTCGCAAACTCATAAGAACACATGAGAACGGAATGTTTTACCAGTGTTTTACCCTCAACAGAAAAATGTTTTACCAAGCAAAAAATATCGACAATGAACATCACACCCATCCTGGCCTTTGTCTATGACCGCAAGCACAAGGCCACAAGCAAGAAGGAGTCGGCTGTAGAGCTCCGCATCACGTACCAGCGAAGGTGCAAGTACATCACAACAGGTATCAGGCTGCTGCCTCGCCACTGGAAGTGCGGCCAGGTGACGAACCGCCCAGACGCGCAAGAACTCAACGAAGTGCTGGCAGCGTTGATGAGCAACGTCCGGAAGATCATCGGCGATATGGCTGATGAAGGCAAGATATCCATCGATGAGATACCGCACAGGATGGAGCGTGCACTGGCTAACCGCAGGTCGTTCATCGACTTCTGCAGGGAAAGGGCCAAGGTACGCTCATACGGAATGTCCAAGGACACCAGCGCAAGGTATGAACGATTCTTGAGGTTCATGGAATCCTACGGCAAGATCATCTACTTCTCGGACATCACCGATGCAGCTGTTATTCAGATGGATGAGGCCTTGAAGGAAAAAGGGATGAAGAACTACTCCAAGTGGCAGAACTACCACCGCATCCTGAATTCCTTCATCCTCGATGCCATTGATGAAGGGTATGTCCGGAAGAATCCGTACAAGTGGGTGCGCATTGAAAAGGATAAGGACAAGGGAATCCTGAAGCACCTGACTGAAGGTGAGCTGATGCAGATAGAGACAAGTGTCATGCCTACGGCAAGCCTTGAGCGTGTGCGTGACCTGTTCGTATTCCAGACTTATACGTGCCTGAGTTACACTGACCTGAAGTCCTTTGATGCCTCCAAGGTTGGCGACGCTGACCAGGTGTACACCGGACACCGCGGTAAGACCAAGCAGGAATTCATGTTCTATCTATGTGCCAAAGCCAGGCAGATACTCAAGAAGTATGACGGCTGCCTGCCTGTCATCAGCAATGTCAAGTACAATGAATACCTCAAGGTCGTTGCCCAGATTGCCGGAGTCGATAAGCCCATCACTACACACTGGGCCAGGCATACAGGAGCCACGCTGTTGCTCAACAAGGGCGTGGACATGGAGGTGATAGCCAAGATACTCGGACACGCATCGACGCGTCAGACTAGAGATACGTATGCACGCATGCTTGATACGACCGTGGCTGATGCCATGAAGGCGTACGAGAGGAAACTAGGCTGACTGTCCTCGCGTGCGCGCACGCGCATCTTTATATTCTATTTATATATAGATTTCTCTACACATATATTATATATAATATTGTACGTAAATAAAAGAAAATTTTGTGTTTTTGTGTTTTGGGCTAATAACGTGGTGAAATTCAGCGCGTTACGAACGGACAAAAAATAAAAACTTTTGTTCTTGTGCTACAAATATTGTGCCAAAATGCCCAAATATTGTTGATATTCTTTACCTTTAAAACTGATTTTTGTCAAGTTTTAAGAAAAATTTTTCAATTCCAACGCGCGCGCGTAAGGACGGAGAAATTTTTCGCGAAACTTGACAAATTTTGTGTTTTCCTCATTTTTGTGTCGCCTTAACCAATTTTTTAACAAATGTTAAAGCGGGGGTATGCTCTCCAAACGGGCCCCCTCAAGAACTAACCTCCCCCTGCTTAACTTTCCATGCGAGGAGCGAAATAGGGGCCGTGGGGGGAAGTTGGCTGGCTATGGAAAACGCGCAAAAATCAATATTTTTTTACTTTAAAGATATTTTTTCTCCGATTTCCACGTAAATACGTGGAAAAAAGGTACTTTCTTCGTAATTTTGTGACATTCACACCACACAACCACACGGAAGATGAGTAAGAACATTCACCTGACATTCAAGGAAGAATTGTATGAAAGGTTCTCCAGTATAGTCCAGCGATACCGGCTGAAGAATGTGCAAGAGGCCATTGGTGGCCTTGTCGCCATGTTCTGCCAGCGCGTTGAGGTAAACGAGAAGCTGAGGGAAGAAAGGCGGATAGCCGCTCCCGTCCAGATAGAAGACGAGATTGCCGACCTGTTCAACGAACTTGACTCCATCCATATAAAACCGGAGGACACCGTACCCTTGAAGAGTCACAAGCCCAGACGCAAGAACGCGGAGCGTCGCTATAATAATAAGGATGGGGAGGTATGACCGTGGCGGTGGCAGCCGTAAGGAAAAGTACACCCGGCTAGTGAACACAGCCAGGTGGCAAAAGATCCGCAGGCAGCAGTTGACGGATTTCCCTTGTTGCGCGATGTGTCAGCGGAAAGGTTATGACCGGCTGGCTACGGAAGTCCACCATGTCGTTCCCATAGAGTCGTCAAAGTCTGGCTCGTTTTCAGACATGAAAAGACTCGCTTACTCTCCTACTAACTTGATGAGCCTCTGTCATGACTGCCACGTGGCGATTCACAGGGAACTGGGTTCCCGGTCCCGCGATAAAGTGAAGGCCATTCGTAAGGAGGAACTGAAGGACTTTGTAAAGAAATTCGATTTACCAATAGATACAGATACAGATGAAAGACCGGCAAGAGTTGAAGCAGAAGATTGAGGATATCTCCGAGCGCATCAAGAGTATCCTACGATCCAGGGGAACCTACACTGAGAGTCTGTCCGTGCAGGTTGATGTCCTCGCACGCGACTACCTGGTATATCAGAAAATCAGTGACCAATTCCTTAATCTCCGTTCGCTGATCGTGACGGAAACAAGCCGAGAGGGACATAAGCGCAAGAAGCCCCACCCTCTCTCCACGGAGATGAGGCTGTGGTCAGATACCGTCCGCCGCGATCTGGAGAAGCTGTCGCTTAACCTTGATGATATTGGCACTGAGCCACCTGACCGTTTTAAGAAGTTTATGGACGAATTCCGCGATGATGATGATGATTGATTGGATTGTTATAATTTCGATAGTGCTGGTGGCTATGCTGGTGGCTGTGCTGCCTCTTGTGTTCCACCATAGGAACCATGACCACCCCACCGGCGAGGTCACTGGCAAGCCCAGCGAGACGGAGCTGCTTCGGCTGGAGGTTGTTGTCAGCAGGCTTCTTATCATCGACTTAGGGCGGGAGAAGGTAGAGATGATCATGCAGCGCTACGCAGACGCATTGAAGACAGAATTGATGAACCAACACAGAATTGACCGAGGAACACAAGAAGAGGCTACGGGACCTCAAGAATAGTGTGTCTGTCCGGCTTGCCAGGATAGCGGACAGCGGTTACACGGGATATCGGCATGCGCTTGATACGGATGAACGTCTGTATGCGTATGCCGATGACGTGTGTAGCCGTCCGGAAGGTCACAACCTGTACGAGCAGCTGATGCTTGCCCGTTTCTTCGACCTGGTATCGAGGTATGACTGGAAGCCCAAACGGGTGAAGAAGCGCATTAAGTACCTTGAGAAAATACGCTTTTCTGGCCTTAAAGGTCGCCAGAGTTACGCCCTTACGAATAGCCAGTGCTTTATCTTGGCAGGAATATATGGCCTTGCGATGCCGGACGGAACTCGCCTCATCCGCGATGCCTACATTGAGGTTCCTCGTAAGTACGGCAAGACGACATTCACGGCAGGCCTCGCGTCCGGTGAGCTGATGGTGTTCGGAGATGACAACGCACAGGTGTTTGTAGGGGCAAACAGCTACGATCAGGCGAAAATATGCTTCGACGAAATACGTAAGATTGTCCAGGATGTCGATCCGGACGAACGCTATACACAGGTGAACCGTGAGAAGATTACCTTCAAGGCTGGCGTGCGCAATGCCTATGCTCAGTGCTTGACAGCCAACGCGAAGACCAAGGACGGACTCAATGCTTCCCTGGTTATCATGGATGAATATTCCCAGGCGAGGAATACGAAGACGAAGAACGGAGCCGACCTGAAGAACGTTCTCACCTCCTCGATGGGTGTAAGGAAGAATCCGCTTACCATTGTCATCACGACGGCCTCAGAGGTTATCGATGGCCCGTACGCACACGAGCTGGAGGGTGTTCTTGCCATTCTCCGTGGCGAGATTGTCAACGACCGTGTGTTCGCATTGATATTCATGCCGGACGTGGATGACCGGGAGGATGACCCGGCGACCTGGCATAAAGTTCAGCCTCATCTGGGCGTGACGATCCAGGAAAATTTTTACGAAATTGAATGGCAGCGTGCCCAACTGTCTGCGGAGAACATGATGAACTTCAGGACGAAACAGCTGAACATCTTTGCCATCAACGATACAAAGGTGTGGTTCGCTCCGAAGGATGCTAACAGGCTTGTGTCAGACTTTGACATTGACTCAGTACGTGGCCGTCCGCTTACGGCTGTCACTTTCGATCTGTCCGTTCACGATGACTTCTCTGCCGTGTCCTACACCATGTATAATGGCAAGGATAAATCCTTTTTCTGTCATACCGACTACTATTTTCCGGAGGGAGCACTCGAAGATCATCCCAACCGCGAGCTGTACCTGTATTGGCATAACCTGGGGTATCTGAAGTTCTGCAAGGGCAAGGTTATAGATGTCCGCATGATAGCGGAAGACATTATACGACGTACGAAGACACTGACCATCATCCGCTTTGGCTACGATGCGTACAAGGCGCAGGATCTTGTCAACATTCTTGGGACACTGCCCGGAGGCCGTGAGGCCCTGCACCCGTTCAGCCAGACCTATGGTTCCTTCAACCTGCCTGTTGAATCATTTGAGATGCTGGCTTTCCGGGATGAACCGCTCATCCACTTTAACAACAACCCTATTAACGTCTATTGCCTGACGAACTGCAAGATAGACCAGGATAACCTAGAGAACAAGAAGCCTATCAAGATTAGCCCCAACCGTAAGATAGACGGTGCCATCACCTTGCTGATGGGGCTTGGTATTCTCTTCTCGTACGAACGCAGTTGAGTTTTCCCCTGTTTTCTCCTTATTTATATATAATTAACAAATAAACCCCTTCAATTCGGTACTTTCAGCACATTTGCGCCCGAATTGTAGAATGGGTAATATCTTTACAAGGCTTTTCAAGCGCGACGCGGCCACGCTGTCCGATTCCGACCAGGGTGATGGTGCTGCCATTACTGTTGTCGTCGGAACCGGCTTTGGTGACAATATCGTGAATGTCCGTGGAGCTGCTGAGAGCCTGGCGGTGAGTACTGCCTATCGGTGCATCAGCCTCATCTCCGATATGGTATCCGATCTCCCTCTGATTCCGTTGAAGCAGAAGGGAGAAATATTTATTCCAGACTATTCTTCCCAGTTGTATAATCTCCTGACAGTCCAGCCTCAGCTGGAAATGTCTGCCACCATGTTCTGGAAGACAGCTGTAATGGAGATCCTCATTGATGGCAATGCCTACATCTACCCGCGGTGGATTGGTGAAGACCTTGAACTGGTATTGCTTTCTCGTGGAAGCGTGACTCATGACGCCTTGAATGCAAGGTATCTCGTAACGGATATCTACAACGGTGTGAACGGCACTTTCCGAGAGCCTGACATCATCCATCTCTACCAGCTGACGCTTGACGGGTTCCATGGTGTCAGTGTAATTGAGTTTGCTGCAAGGACACTCAGCATCGCTGCCACCGGCGAGCAGGAAACCCTGCAGCGATTCGGCAATGGCGGTAACGTCCGTGGCATAGTCAGCAATGACAATACCGTCAGGGGCGTTGGCGAGTACCAGGATGACCAGCTGGCAGGAACGGCCAAGACTCTCGACGGCAAGTTCCGTAGCGGTGCTCGCATCGTCAGCGTTCCCGGGCAAGTTCAGTTCACTCCCTTATCCCTGTCATCGACGGATATTCAGTTCCTGGAATCAAGGAAATACGATGATGAGGCTGTATGCCGGTTCTTCGGCGTACCGCCATCGTTCGTCGGCATCCAGAGTTCCAACTACAAGAGCGCTGAGATGGCTAACGTGGAATTCCTGAGTCATACCCTCAATCCTCTGCTCACCAAGATTGAAAAAGAGCTGACGCGAAAGCTCATTTCCTTCAACCGCTGGCAGACACGGAAGATTGAGTATGACCGTCGCGAAATATACGCTCTCGACCTTGACTCAAAGGCTAGCTATCAGACCAAGACTATTGCAGCCGGTATCTATACCGTGAATGATTGGCGAAGGTATGAGAACCAGCCACCCGTCAATGGCGGCGACGTGGTGCTTGTCAGTACCAACCTGGCACCCATTGACAGCGAGAAACTGAGAGGCGGCAACAGTGTTAACAACAATCAAAAACCACAAGAAGATGAATAAGAAATATGACAAGAACGAGTTGCGCGAGCGCGAGGTTTTCTGCGGTGGATTGAAACTCCGCGAGAATTCAGACGGCAGTGAGAGCCGCACGCTATTCGGCTATGCCATCCTCTTCAACAAGGAATCTGTACACATGTGGGATAACGATGATGAGTACGCCGTGGAGATCATTTCCCCGACGGCCATCACCAAGGAGTTCCTGGATCAGTGTGACATCAAGATGACCATGTATCACAACCGCGAGAAGTTGCTGGCACGCAGCGTCAACGGCAGTGGAACACTTAAGTACAGCGTGGATGACAAGGGCGTGGCCTTCGAGTTCGAGTTGCCTCACACCGTCGATGGAGACACTGCCCTGGAATTGGTGAAGCGTAGTGACATTACCGGCTGTTCCTTTGCGTTCCGCACGTACTACTGGGATGAAGGCTTTGTCTCGCGGACTGTCGTCAAGGATGGCGAGAAGACGAAGATTACCTACACGGTTAACCACGTGACTGATGTTCGCGATTTCACTCTTGCAGCAGATCCGTACTACCCGGATACTGAGGTGGACATCCGTGAGCGCGAGCATGCCTTGCGTGCTGAAGAGGATCGCCGCAGGCAGGAAGTTCTCCGTGAGGCTCAAGAGAAGAAGAAGCGGAAACGTGCAGCCGTTATGCGGCTTCGCAGTTTGGCTGACTAAATAACATCATTTTTTACTAACTAAAATTTTTTGTTTTATGAAAAAGGAAAAGTTTGACTGGAAAGCAGCCTACGAGCGTGAAGAGCAGATTACGGCTCGCTTTCGTGAAATCGCCGAGACCCTTGAGAAAGACGAACAGCGTGAGGATTACACTGACGCTGAGAAGAAGGAGATCAAGGACCTTAGCCGTGAGTTGAGCATCCTCCGCGGCAAGATGCTTGCCAACACCAAGACCGCAATCCTGCGTTCCATGGAGGAGGCCGAGGACATCAACGCTCAGATGCGTGAAACTCTCAAGGAAGGTAAGCGTTTCGAGCTGACCATCAAGCGCGATGCCGGTGCAATCGGCACAGTTACTAACGCCACTAACGGCCTTGTAGGTGTACTCAGTGGTTCAGGTTCTTCTTCTGATGCCCTTCAGTCAGTTGCACTGACTACACAGGACATCGTGAAGCCTCTGTATCCCCGTACCATCATGGCCCTTCTGGGTATTCCTTTCAAGACCGGCTTGGAGGGTGATCACCAGTGGCCCGTTGTCGAGAACGTTGAGGCTACCCTCGAAGACGAAGGTGTTGCTCTCGGTGACACCCAGATTCCTATCAGCTTGCTGAAGGCTCATCCGAAGCGTATCGGTATCACCATCCCTGTTACCAACCAGGCTATCAACAAGACTGCCGGTCTGATCCAGGGTATCATCCGTGAGAACATGCCTGAGGCTATTCTCCAGATGATGAACAAGGTCATCTTCTCTGCTTCCGCTGTCAGTCAGTCGGTGAGCATCGCAGGACCTTTCGTTTCTCCGAAGAGCGGTCACAGCCTGACGGCTGCTGCTGCCGTTCCCACCTATCTGGAGTTGATGAACATGGTCGGCGTTGTCGCTGGTGAGAATGTCATCTTCGACGGCACTGAGGCATTCGTTATGCCTGCAAACATGTACTACACCCTGAAAGCCACTCCTCGTGCAGCAGGTCAGATGGGCTTCATCATCGACGACAATGGCCGTATCGGTGGTATCCCCGTTTACATCTGTCCTTGGATCGGAACCGGCAAGATCGGTTTCGGTGTATGGAAGTACAACCCAGCCGCTCTCTTCGGAGACTTCCGTCTGGTTGTTGATCCTTACACTGGTGCTACGAAGGACATCGTACGCTTCACTCTGAATGTGGACTTCGATACGACTGTTCTCCGCAAGGAGGCATTCGCATTGATGGGTGTCACCACTACCTAAGGACTTGAGTTGAATTGAATATCTGAATTGTATGGCTACCGTATCACTGGATTTGTTCAAGAAACATGTTCGTGCAGACGACTTCTCGGAGGATGACGACTACCTGTCAATCCTCCTTGAGGCTGCTGAGGCTCATGTGGTTGGCATGACACGCCGGACGAAAGAGGAACTGCTCGCCATGAACGATGGTGAATCCCTTCCTTCTCAGCTTGTCATTGCCATATTTGAACTTGGCGCCCATTGGTACAACCAGCGTGAGGCTGTGGCAGGTACCCAGATGACTGAGGTTCCTGAATCCTTCGAAGCGCTGGTAAAGCCATTCCGTAAACTTGTAAGTGATGATAGCGGGGAAACTCAATGAGTATATCACGCTGCTGCGTCCGGTCGTCGTGCGCGATGCGTACGGCAGCCTTGACAAGACCTACCAGGATGCCGGAACCATTCATGCGGAGACGGACTGGAAGGGTGGCAGCACGACGTACGGACAGCCGGAGGTTGTCGCCGGTGAGACCCTGAACTTCATCATCCGCGACGCGCATAGCGTGGCTGTGGATTGGAGGGTAATGTACAACGGAATTGTCTATCACGTGAACGCTATCAATCACAACCGTAACCGCGGCATGAAGACACTGTATTGCGCTAAAGTCAACGAATAATGGGAGCACACGCAGAAAGAATGAAGGCTTACTACCGTGGCGGCAGCCGTGGTATGTCCGGATCTTCGCGTGGTTCCTTCAGCGTTGACCCCCGCGAAGTGATGGGGCTCTTCGCCGACCTTACGGGCAAGGAACAGGAAAAGGCTACTCGCGACGGACTCCGGAAGGGAGCCAACATCCTTCGCCGGGCAACCCGCAGGAACTTGCAGGACAAGCTCCATGGAAGTATCCGCAAGAAGTGGACAGGCCGCGACGGGAAGCAGTACAAGTCAATGTCTGATGGTGTGGTTATCAACGCGAAGAGTGCACAGGAAGTTCGTGTTCACATTATGGGCGAGTTCCGCCTGAAATGGTTTGAACTGGGAACGAGTCAACGTTCACGTAAGTTCTGGAGCGCGAAGCGAGGCATCCGGTTCAAGGATGCTGAAGCAGGACGCACTGGAAAGATAACCGGGATACATTTCTTCCGCGAGGCACAGCAGCAGACTGAAAGACAGATATTCTCCAATATTGACACATACATCAGTCAGAGTATTGATAAGATAGCGAGGAAGCATGCGTCGAAGAACTGACACCTTACAGATAGGCCTTGCCATTCAGGCAATTCTCAGCAATAGTCAGGAACTGTCTGCACTCATTGGCGAGAACAAGGTCTTTCCCGTGGTAGCACCAGAGGGTACCACCTACCCGTTCATCCTGTACGGCCAGACAGGCATCCGTCAGGTTGGGACGAAGGACGGCATTCATGATGAAACCACGAGTGTTGAATTGGACGTATTCTCAGACAAATATCAGTCGTGTGTGGAAGCCTCATCGGTTATCAGGTATGCCCTTGAGGACTTCACGGGGCCCGTTGCCGGATTCAATATCTCTGAAATCCTTCTCGATGCCGCTGATGAGCGATATGCAGACGGTTTCTACGTAAAGGAACTGGAATTCGCCATCACCGTGGAGTGAAATTGAATTGTCAAAAATTTAATAAGTAAATCCGATATGAGTAAAATAAAAGGTGGAGATCTGATGCTGTTCGTCAATGGCAAATCTATTGCCTATGCTACTTCGCATACCCTGACTGTTGGCGCGGAGACTGTTGATTCATCAAATAAGGATGAAGGTGGTGGAGGCTGGGCTTCTTCTGACGTGAATCAGTTGAACTGGAGTGCCAGCAGTGAGAACATCATGGGTGATGGTGAAGGCAACACTTACGAGACGCTCCTTGCGCTAATGATAGCCAAACAGCCGATTGACCTCGTGTTCGCCTCGAAGTCTGGAAATGCTTCCAATGTGCCTACTGGTGGCTGGGATGCCGGAAGTGTCTATGCTTCCGGAAAGGCGCTTATCACGAATTTGGTGGCCAATGCTCCCAATGGTGAGAGTGCGACAACGACTGTTGACTTCACTGGCGTAGGTCCGCTGAATGAAGCATCTGCTGAAGAACAACCCTAATTCATTTCGCCCGTCACCGAAGAACGATGGCGGGCGAAATACTAAAATGGAACTGCTATGGAAATTCAGATAAACGATATTACAATTACGCTTAGATACACCACGCGCGCTATCGTGATGTGGGAGTACCTGGAGAATCGTATATTCTCTCTCAAGACGCTCACGGACCAATATATGTTTTTCTATTGCACAATATTGGCTTGCGATAAGAACGAAGCCCTGAAACTTTCAGTTGAGGAATTCTTTGACATCCTCGATGAGCGTCCAGCACTGTTTAAGAAGTTCGCGGAATTCCTGGATAAAGAGGCGACGATGCGCGAAATCTTCTCAGACAAAAATGCTGATAGCGACGATGATGATGATGGCAAAAAAAAAGACTGACTTACACTCAGATCTTCCAGACACTTGTCTTTGAGGGGAGGCTTGACCCGGAGTATGTCCTGGACAAGATGACCTGCTATGAGATGTCAGCACTGCTGGATGGCCTATGGATGAGTACCCGTGACTCGTGGGAACAAAGCAGGCTGCAAGCCTATGTGACAGTCAAGGCTAATGCGAAGCGTGGCAGCGTCGGCTCTATCACGAGCTTCCTAAAATTCCCCTGGGACGACAAGGAATCTGTCACGGATACAGCTCCAATTACGGAGGAAGACAAGAAGAGATTGAAGGCACGCGCCGAAGAATTCAAGAAATATATCAAGGAGTAATATGGCTGATCTTGTAACCAGATTGTTGCTGAACACCAGCAATTTTAACAACAATATCCAGGCATCGACGAAGCAGATGATGGATATGAAGAAAAAGGCTGAAGGAATCAACCAAGGCATTGGTGCAGTAACTGGTGCGCTCGGTAAGATGGCCGGAGCCCTTGGCGTGGCGATGGGTGCCGGTGAACTCTTCGGGAAGATGCTGCAGCAGAACCAGACGATGGGTGATGCTTTTGCCCGTGTCCAGGCTCAGGCTTCTGAGGCCGTGAACTTCTTCGCCGTATCGCTTGCCAGGGCGGATTTCTCCAACTTCTTGACAGGACTTCAGAGCGTGATCGCCAAGGCAGGTGAAGCCGCAGACGCCTTGGATGACCTTCAGTCGCGTACCCTTCTTTTCGGACGTTCCAACAAGAAAGACCAGACGGAGTACAACCGTCAGATGAACATCGCCCGTGACCCAACGGCGAACAAAAAGGAACGCGAGAAGGCCCTCAGGAAAGCCAACGAACTGGACAAGAAGATGGCCAAGGAAGAGGCCTCTGTCTCTATTGCCAACCGTAAGGCTGCTGCCAAGCTGATTGACAAGGAACTGTCAAAGTACGGTGTCAGCGTGAACAACCAGCAGCGCGACTGGCTGTTCAACTATGCTAACTATGACAAGCGCGAGCAGGGTGCCACTGAATACAAGCGGGCGTTGAAAAATCGTGACCGGCTGTTGGCAGAAGCAGACAAAAGCCGTCGCGAGCGTGAGAAAAAGGATGCGGAGTACCGCGTGGGCGGTGCTACCCGACGTATGGGTTACAATAAGGAAGAGCAGGCCCTCATCGCCAAGGCGAACTCATATAATAAGGTGTTGACCAGTACCTTCAATAAGATGGCCTATGCAGCATCTCAGATAGACGATGGTACGGATAGCGCACTCGCTACCGCGATTCAGGCTTACAACACTGCCGATGACCTTGCCCAGCGTACGTCTGACCGCCAGTATCAGATGAACCGCACACAGGCCCGCCTAGACAAGCAGACATCCGGCGGTTCAGGCAAGGTCGGAAAGCCCGGCAAGGTAACTACCCCGAAACCGGATAAGCCGAAAGTCCCCGTCGGTTCCATAGCCTACAATAATAGTCAGATCAGCGACCTTGAGCAGCAGCTCCGTCTGGTAGTGAACCCTGAGAGCATGGCCGAGATCAAGCGTCAGATAGATGACTTCAAGGCCAAGAACAGGACGCTGGAGCTTCAGGCAGAGCTCATTGCCGACATGAAGTCCGGCAAGCTCACCCAGGGAGCCAAGATACTTGACGTAAAGTCCATCACCAGTGCGACGGAGAAGGACGTGGAGAGGCTGTCGGAAACTGTCAGCGCTCAGATGGAGAAGGTGTCCTTTGCCATACAGCAGCCAATGGTCGAGACCATGCGAAGGATGAAGGGTTTTGAGATGAAGGTCGTGGAGCCATATAGGAAGTTCGCCACCACTGCAGGTGAGATTACCCAAGGCATCGAAGGCGTTGACGGTATGGTTTATTCCATCGGCAACCTCGTAAAGTCCATTGAGGACGGTGCCAATGCCTGGGAGATTTTCATGGGTGTCATCCAGACGGCTGTCAGCATCATGAACGGCATCGGTGCCACGATGGAGACTGTCAACACCATCATGCAGCTGACCGGCCAGACGGCCACGCAGTCAGCTGCCCAGCAGGCGGCTGCTTCCGGCCAGGTGATTGCTGCCAAGTCTGGCGAGGCCATCGCCGGTGCTACGGCAGGAGGTGCTGCCATGCCCTTCCCGTATAGCCTCATAGCCATTGCAGCCGGTATTGCCGCAGTCATGGCAGCCCTGTCGATGATAGGCGGATTCGCAACGGGCGGCACGGTTGGCGGCAACTCGTTCACTGGTGACAAGCTGATTGCAAGGGTGAACTCCGGCGAGCGCATCCTTCCTGCCAAGAAGGCTGCCGAACTCGACAATTTCATGGAGAACGTGGGGACCGGAGGCGGCTTTGGCGAAGTTGACTTCCGTATCAGGGGTGATCAGCTATACGGCGTGCTACGCAATCATACGAACATTAAGTCAAAGACTGGTAACGTAACGAGGTTCTAATTATGATTACAGGACAGTTCAGGGACAAGAAGGAAGTTCTCTACACCGTCAATATCGGTGCCGAGTCAAATATTGTGATCGGCGAAGGAGGTAGCGATGCTTCCGTGAAGTTCGCGGACGATCCCGTAAAGATATCTTGCGACATCGAGGATACTTTTCAGGCGGTTATCAAGCATAGTGCTACTATTACGTTAAATACCAAGCAGTATCTTGGTGATATCCTTTTTGGCGGGAATCCCCGCTCCATCCCTGTTGAGATCTTCAAGGAGGATGTGTGCATTTTCTCCGGCTACGTAGAACACAACACCTATTCACAACCCTTCAATCGTATCTGGGATGAATTCGATATCAACTGCGTAGATGCTCTGTCCAGCGCACAGTATTATAGGTATCGGAATATGAATCCGGATGAATATGATAGCTACAGGCCATCAGCAGATTCGGTTTCATTCAAGACAATTCTTCAGAACTGTCTCTACGGAATTGTTAAAGGCGGTGTATATTATGACCTTTCAAAAGGAATTTCAGCTGACAGAGTGGCGTCTGTCTTCGACGATTTGAAACTGAACGAGCTGACCATCCTTGGAGAAGACTATTCCGACATGTGGGATTGCGAGCATTGTCTCAAGCAGTTGTTACAGTACCTGAACCTCCATATCATTCAGGTCGGTCGTGACTATTACATATACGACTGGGATACAATCAAGAAAGGCAACACTTCATGGATTGATGTCTTGACCGGTGCATCACACACGACTGAACATACGACAGTGAGCATCGTCTCTCAGAGTCATGCCACATCTAATTCTTCCTTGTCCGTGGCAGATGTCTATTCCACTGTGCAGGTGGAGTGTTCGTTGAAGAGCCAGGATACAGTCATTGAGTCTCCACTGGATGACAGCTATATGACAAGCCGGTGGAGTGGTAAGCAACTTTACATGCAAGAATTCATCGCCGAAGGTGCTGGTAGTGCTTCTATTGAGGCTTTCATGGAAATGCTTCGTACAGGATCTGCCTTGGATTCAGAGCGAGCCAAGATTATTGAATGGTACTTCCAGGTGGTAGATTCTGCTAATTGGCGTTTGTACATCAATGGTAGCAGTCTGTTGGAATCCCTCTACGCAAAGTCCTCCGAGAAGTATATTAACCAGCATTCCATTGCGCAGTATGTGCAGCAGCACAGCCTCATTCCCGGACTCTTCCGTTTCGGGTCTGTAGAACGTAAGGGAGAGACAAAGGACAACGCCCCGATCAATAAGATTACTCTTGAGCCATATCTTTATATATCTATAAACGGCAATGAAGTTCATACTGAGGAAGGACATTGGCCGTCGGACAGTATGCTCCAACAGCTGGCAGAACAAGCTCCCCATTCCATGATAGAGTATGTGGGGAATACCAGTGGCGGTTCCTTCTCTCCTACTGATGATGAAACGACGAATTACCTGGTCTTCTCTGGCAAGATTCTGCTGCAAGCCCGTCAGTGGGAGACAGATCGTTACGCTAACTTGAAAGCGTATGCAGACGGTGGTCAAGCCGTCCCCAGTGGAGAACCATATACTAAGGGGTCGGAATTACCCTACATGCCATGGTACGGTGCCGTAGTTCCTTCCGAGAGCAGGGAAGATGGAAGATTCTACACCCGTAAGTTCTTTCAGGCGACGAATCCTACGGATGAGCCTACGGTTCTAAACGGAGTGAGCCTGATGCCATGGCCGAAGGACAAGGGAAATCGTCAGTTGAATTACAAGTATTCGGCTGACGGTGACGGAACTGACAGATATTCGAAAGTGGATATCCTGGAGTGCGAGCTGATTATCGGCAATAAGCGCTGTGTTGAGATCAATAAGGATATGTATGGTAATTCGGAATTCGTATGGGTGGATGCAGAGACAGGTGTCGAGCAGACCTATGTTGATGAGAATGGTGCCACTCAGACATATTTGAAGAAGACGATATCCCTTGGTATCAACCCAAAGATAGATGATTACTTGGTTGGTGAGGAATTCGACATTCAGAACACGATTGACTATAAGATGAATCTTGCCGATGCCGAAGGGACAGCCATTCCCATCAAGAAGTCTGATGCCATATCCGGTGCTGTGATATTCAGGATTCTTGGCCCTGTCAACAATACATGGAATGAGATCACCCGCCGTCATCCGACAATGTTCCGACATACGAAGTGGTATGACACGACGAAGTTCATCCTTGCCTGTTGTGAGAACATCATTATCAAGGATTTCGAATGCAAGGTCTATAGTGACAATGGAGGTAACACTATTGATGCTGACAACGACTTGATATATATGAGTGATGAGCAGCGTGCGTTCTACAAGCGCAGGGAAGACATTACGTTTGAGATCATCACCCAGCTGTCTGCTGACGAATGCCATGAGAAGGGTATCCAGAGTGGTGTAAATCTGAATGCCGTTACTGATGCGACAACGAATCTTCCACTTGTCAGACTCTACAATGCTCTGACTGGAGAGACAGCGAAGCCGGAAGAACATTATGTTGATCAGTATTACATGGCATATAGCAGAATCCGCTTGATGTATAATACAGAGTTGCACGACGGTAACGCTATCAACATATTCAATCATTATCAATCCACCGGTCTTGGCAAGGCATTCTTTGTGCAGGCTTTGACCCGATCTCTTAAATACAATATTGCATCTCTCACATTGAAGGAGCTATGATAAGAATCGTATCATTCGGAAAACGTAAGGGTAGCGGCGACGGAGGTTCTTCTTCCGGGAAGGTTACTATTATCCGCGAGAATTCTTCTGCCGGTTATGCTAACACGGCCGGATATGCCAACAAAGCCGGAACGGCAGACTTCGCGAATCGTGCTCGTGTTGCTGACGATCTTTCGGAAGCCTCTGCTGTATTTGACAAGGTACTGTTGAAGGCAGGTGACGAGGCTACTGGATTGATCAAGTTCCTTGCCGGACTCGTGACCGGAAACTTCGTTTCAGGTCACGACGGTGCGCGTATTGACGAACATGGCAATGCGGAATTCGAGACTGCCACCATCCGTAAACTTCTTACGGCCCTGGGCGGTGAAGAATTCGGACGTTTCGTTGAGGGAGTCAGCGGCGGACGGGTTGACTCAGACGGCAATGGCGAGCTGGAGAACCTCACTGTAAGGGATTCCATCGTGGTACCCAACCTGACCGTGACGAAGGCTGCCCACTTCTTCAAACTGATCATTGATGAACTGAAGAGTATCGGCGGTCAGATCATCGTGACGGCGGCCAATGCCACACTCGATAAGGTGGTGGCCATGACCTCTACCGGCAATGAGGCTGGAGATGGCGACACCATAGCCTACTGGCGTTGCTACTTCAGGGCAAAGGATGCGGACGGAAAGGCCATTCACAATCAGTTTGACCAGAACGACATGGCTGTGTGCATGACCTTCGATGCCGCTGAGGGTACCAGCTATAATGTGAGCAACAAGTACTACTGGCGTAAGGTGATTACGACCGGTACGGCAACGCTGACGGACGAAGAGACGGGTGAGGATATCAGCTACCACTACATAGACCTGAGTGCGACGGACAAAGACCCGGACTGCAACGGAGTGCCGGAAGTTGGCGATGCCGTGGCGCAACTGGGCAACAGCAGCGACACTACAAGGCAGAATGCCATTATCATCTCAGCTTATCAAGGTATCGACACCTCCGTGGAGGCACCGAGCATCGTACAGTATAAGGGTATCAAAGACTATGGCCTTAGACCTTACCAGTACAATGTGATAGCAGCCAACGGGAATGTGTTCCGGGGAGATTTCAGAAGCATCTCTTCCAGCACGGCTGACCAGAGCTTGGACGAACTGATATCGGGGCTTTCCGGACAGGTTGACCAGGTGAAGGGACAGGTGGATAACAAGTTTGAAATCTGGTATGGCCATGGTACGCCTACGTTGGTGAATGAGCCTGCCGTGAACTGGACCGATGAAGAAACGAGGAACAGGCACCTGCAGGATATATACTATGACCTGGACAGGGAACCTGCGAGCAATGGCGGGAACTGCTATCGGTTTGAGCTGACGAATGGCGTGTACGGCTGGAATCGGGTAACGGATGAGCACACGCTGATGGCCCTTAATAAGATAGCGGACGTGGCCTCAGACGGTAAGCTGACCGGCGGCATGGAGAAGACGCGGGTTTACATCGAATGGATGGCAGCGATCCAGGACTATCTGAAATACCGGCAGCAGGCAGCGACCATCGGTGCAAGCACTGCGTGGAACACATACCTCACGGCACTGAATGCCTTGGGTACCTACCTGAACGACGGCGGAAGCTGGGCTGTCGGTGACTATGAAGGCAGCGAGACGTCGGACACGGCCACGCCCTTATGGATCAACGCTACGAACCGGAGTGTCACCCATGTGATCGGGGCCAATGAATATCGCGCGTGCTGGAATGCCTACTATGAGGCACTGGCGGGTCTTCTCTCGGCCATGGGTTTGGAGACTTATCATCAGGCTATGTCGAAGTCTAACGTGTTTGTGACTACATACCAGGATGCGACGCCACACCCGGTACCACCGTACAAGGCTGGCGACCTGTGGCTGCATACGCAGGCCAACGGACAGCAGAAAATGTATATTGCCACGACGACGAAGACTGCCAGTGAGGCGTGGAGCGCAGACGATTGGGAGGATATGACCTCCGTGGTAATCAATGACGATATCCGTACTAACCTGCTTCGGATGATGGAGACGCTGGTGGATATGAGTGCATTCACGGACAGGTGGAAACTCTCTTCCGTGACTAACATCCCCTTCTATGTATGCGACGGGGTGGCCCTTGACGGGCATTACCGTCTGTCGGCGGGGCTGGTGAGTCGCTATGATATGGCAACAACAACCTGGGAGGAAGTGACACTGGCCGTGGGCGACCTGGTGTATGCAGGCGGGACTGTGTATCAGTGGCAGGCCGTGAAGAGCGGCAGCACTACTACTTATCAGCTGGTGGACTTAGAGGCAACAGACTTGGCACTGACGATGCTGGCCATCCTGAATAGCGTAGGTTCTCGGCGGATTATCATTTGGAAAGCCTTAGACAACAGTGCGACGGAATATGACGTGGCGATTATGCCAAACACATTCTCGCCGGTGAAATTCAGTGACGGAGACAAACAGGACCGACTGACAATAGAAGGCGAAGGGTATCTGTACTACTACAACAACGGTAAGTCATGGGAGCCGCTGGGTGACAATAAGACCTACAGCGTATTTCAGAAGTTGGGAAATAGCCTTGTGCAAGCAATCTGGAATCCCCGGACAGGTCTTAGTGCGCAGATCACACAGGAGGTCTCAGATCGGGAATCCGCTATCAATGCTATTGCCTCGTGGCAATCGCAAAAAGATTCGGAGATTGCTGAACTGAACACCGGGCTTTCGACCAAGGTGGAAAAGAGCGGAAGCGGTGACAACGCCTTTGCGACGCTCTTTGCCCAAGCCGTGAGCAATGACGGCGATATTGTGAAGCAGGCCGATATCCAGGCATTCGTCAAAGCCGTGAACGGTGTTATAGAGAGCGGCGTGAAGATTAGCGGTGACAAGGTTATATTCGCTGCGGGCATGGTGTTGCTGGAGGATGAGAATGGAAATATCAAATTCGGTATCGACAGCAACGGCAACGTGTATATGAACAACGCCTCGGTGGCCGGTACGTTTGTAAACGGAAATTCCACTTTTGGTGTAAGGATCAAGGACGTACAGTCATTCACATCTCCGCGTGCAGACCTTCTGAGCAACAACACGACCAGGGGTGGGCTGCTTTCTATCTTCGGGCGCAATCCAAATAATCCGAATGATCCGAGCAACACCTATCGCGGCATCTATTGTGAAGGAGAGTCAGAGTTCCAGGGCGTGACACAGCTGCTGCGTTCTGCTGCAAACAAGAACGCGGACATAGATGCGCTGATCGTGGAGGGAGTGGACAATAAGGGCGACAGCAAGGTTTCCGGCCGGACTGTCATCAGCTCGTATGCGAAGACGGATGCTCAGACCTACACGATAAGCAGCAACACGTCGGTGTTGGTGTGCTACCGTGACGGCAATCAGGATATCACGGTGCCTTCGGACGGCAAGGAGGGACAGGTAATCATGATCAAGAAACGCAACGCTGGTTGGTGTAATATTAAGGACAGTAGCGGCAATACGCTCAACTCTGTAGAGCGGGAGAGCGGCTGCGTCTTTATTATCTACAACGGCACGCAATGGATATAGGAATATGGCGAAGGACATCAACATCACAATAGTAAGCAAGGAGGTCACCAGGGGTGGCTGTGTGGGTGTGACGGTGGCTCTGATGGGCTCTACCATGGCAGAGCTGGAGACGAACGAACTGCCCCACCTGTTGCACGGCCTGGGGCTGACGGACTACGGCAAGGATACTGGCGTGACAAGCGGCTTCGACTATGTATTTGATTTTATTTTCGACTAAAAACGACAAAGAGATATGTTTAACGGACTGAATAACAAGCAGACAAACGGCGGTGTTAATCCCCAAGGTAAACTCACCTCAGCCGAGTGGAACGGGTTTATCAACGAGTTGATAACGGAACTTAACAAAAGGATTATTTCTATCGTTCTCAATGGTGAGACGAAAACCCCGACAGACGGTGTGGTAAATCTCGGAACAATCCAGATAGATGTTGATTCCGTTCTGAGCACTACAAGCAATAACCCCGTGCGTAATTCAGTCATCACCAACGCCCTCGATACACTCCGTTCGGAGAAGGCAACGGTGGCCGACCTTCAGGCAGCTGTGGCGGCACTGAATACCCTCCAAACGTCTATGGAAACGAAGATAGGCTATCAGGTGTTCGAGAACGGCAAGATTCGCTCCTACGACCGGGAAGGTGGCACGCTGATCTGCGAGGTCACTTTGTCCGGCACGTCCTACTCGGTACAGCTCAGTTCCGCCACACCTTCGCCTCTCATCGTGCTGAGGGATGCCGTGGCAGCCTACGTGGACGTGACACCTTCGACGATGGCAAGCGAGATAGGGCAAGAGAGCGAACCTTTCATAGAGGATTACACGTGGGAACTGTTCGTGGATTCGGGTTCCGGTTCGTACGTGTCGAGGATTAGCGGCTCGTGCCGGTCGGGTCAGACGATTCGCGCCAACGTGAAGAACTATCTCACCATATCCACCGCTGACCGCCCCAATAGAGTCAGGGTGACGGTGACGGGCGTGGAATCGGGAAGCTCGAAGAGCATCAACTTCGATGCCATCATGACAACGCTCTCGCTCACCTCGAATTTCTCCTGGCACCTGCCGTGGATTGAGGGGCAGGCCTTCACCATTGACAAGCTGAACTTCTCGGGCAACCTACAGAAGACCTTGCACGTGAAGATCGACGATGACGATAATCAGGAATACACGCAGGTGTTCTCTGCCGGAACGAACTACGTGACTTCTACGTTCTCCTATCCGCTTACCGACAAGTTCCCGACAGGCGGAACTACGGGTATCCATACCGTAGAGGTTTGGATGACGGGTGACGGCGTAGAGACTCGTCACTACAGGTATAATGTGATGTGCGTGGCGACGGAGGATGTGGGTACGGCACGGCTGGTATGTCTGAACGAGGTGGCCGCTTCTGCTGTGAACTACGAGGAACAGACACTCTTCAAGTATGCCGTCTATGGCGGCACGTCGGCCACGGTGACAATCATGGTTGACGATAATGGCACGGTCATCCCGATAGTGGTGGGCCAGGAACTGGCGGTAGAGGCTGGTGTGCAGCAGTCGTATGTCACCTCCCTGGAGATAGACTCCGAAACGAAGAACATGACCATGAGCATCAACGTCGCCTCCGGCGAGAGCGGTCAGGCCGTGACTATTCCCGTGGACAACTCGCATTCGTATGCTGCCGTGGAGGGTGCGACCGTATATATCAATGCCTCGAACCGAAGCAACGACTCTGCCGACCGAGAGACCATCATCAACGATGCTCCGGGTGCGGCGGTGGCCGAGTTTGAGGGGACGTGGGGTAATTTTGCATGGTACAAGGATGGCTGGGGTACTGACCCAGACGGCAATAAGTGCCTGGCAGTGCTGGCAGGCTCCACGCTTGATGTGCCGGACATTGCGCTGACACAGGCAGGAACATCAAGCATGACCTACGAGTTTAAGTTCCGTGTGAGCAACATCGCGGACTATGATACCCCCATTCTCTCGCTGATGGACACCGAAGAGTACAATCCGCAAACGACGAACGGCATCATATTGTTCCCGACGAAGATACAGGTGCTGGGTACCACGTCGAGGGTGCACGTAGGGCAGTCGGTGAACCTCTTCGAGGACAGTATTCTCCATGTTGTGGTGGTATTCCACCGACGTTATGCCAATACGGCCTACAACCTCTGCCAGATATACGTGAACGGCATCCGTCAGGCGGTCTTCCTCTATGACGGCGGTGAGAACTTCGGTACGGGACATCTGCGTATTGGACAGGATTCAAGCGACTTCTACCTCTACATGATGCGCATCTATGAGCAGAATGACAGACTCAGCCTTACTGGAGTTTTGGAGGATTCTGGCGTGCTGACGAACCTTCTGAACCAACTCAGCGGCAACTCATCCGACATGAGTCGCAGCGGTGTGCGTGATGACAACAATATCATCGATGACGGCAAGATAGACTATGAGATGGCGAAGGCTGCCGGATACAACTGTATGATTATAGAGATGCAGAACAATGCCGACCTGCCCGATAAAGACCATCAGAACGGGGGTATGTCCACATTGAGACTGGAGTATGCCGAACACCCCGAATGGAATGTGACCATTGAGAATGCACCCATCGACGGACAGGGTACTACCTCAATGCTCTACTACCGTTGGAATCTCCGATGGAAGCTGAAAGGTGATACCATAGACAAGAATACGGGACAGGTGACGAAGCCCGGTGCTATCTTCACCTATGCCGATGGTACGACTGACAAGAAGAAAGGCTATATTGACGGCAAGGGCAACCACCCGAAGGTCTCTAAGATTACGGCCAAGAAAAACGTGGCATCCTCGATGCAAGGGCACAAGATGGGAGCCACGGCGATGTATGACGACCTCTACGGCGCGCTCGGACTGAAGACTACGGCAGGACTCTCGGAGAGCGCGCGTGTGGCGGTGTATCAGTACCCGATGCTTGGATTCCAGAAGTTCTCCGACGGTTCCTATACCTTCATCGGACTCTACACCGTAGGCCCCGACAAGGGCGACTCTGGAACGTTTGGTTACGATACTGACACCTACCCTTCGATGCTCTCCATCGAGGGCCCGAACCATGCACCGCTCGGAACGCGCTTCCTACACCCATGGATAGATGCTGCATATGACTCGACGAAGAAGCAGGAAACACTGAAATTCGGAGGTGAAGAGGCATGGGACGTGGATGCTGCGCCGTGGGACAGTGACGATTCCACTCACGAGCAGGATATGTACAATCTGCTGGAACAGGAGTGGAAACCTGCTTACGAGATTGCCTTCAACTGCTCGCCCTTCATCTGCTCGCTGGCAGAGACGGGCATGACGCTCGCACAGCTCAACGCAAACGCTGCCGCATGGAGGGGTCAGACGAATATCCTCGGGACGCGGAAGAACGAATGCTTGCAACTGTACGACGGCGACAATATCATCTACTGGCGCACGAAGACCCAGCAGTACGAGGTGCTTGCAAACTTCAACCCGTTCTTAGACCTGAGAACACACTATAGCCTGCCTTCCAATGCCACCACTGCCGACATCATAGCCGCGAGGAAGAGGAAGTTCACGGCAGAGGCAAGAAACTACTGGGACATCGACGGATGCTGCTTCCATGAGGCCTTCTGCGAACTCATAGGAGCAAAGGACAACCATGCCAAGAACACCTATCCATTCAAGCTGAAGACCCTGGCCGAGGGTGGCCGTTGGTCGTGGCGTGAGGATGACCTTGACTCCATCCTCGCTACGGATAATAACGGACGTTCCACGGCTCATTACGGAATCGAGGTGGGCGACCTGACGGATGAAGGCGTAGATATTTTCCAAGGCTCTTCGAGCGCGTTCTGGACGCTCATCAACGATTGCTTCGGCGAGCGCGTGGGAACGATGCTGGGCAACATGCTGAGTGCCCTGCGCACGATGGCAACGGACATGGGCATACAGGGCAACAACCTCCATGAAGCCGTGTTCAACATGTTCTCTTACTACTTCTGGGAACGGTCAGCCAAGTACTTCCCAATCATGGCCTACGCCGAGGATTCGAAGTACACCTATGTGGACGTGTGGAAGATGGGCGTCAATGCGGGTGATCCGGAGCGTAAATACAACAACGTGTTCCCGCTCGACCAAGCCCTCGGTACGCAGCTGGAGGCAGAGAAACAGTGGGTAGAGCGTAGGATTGCCAACATCTGCTCGAAGTATTCGCTGGGTGGCTTCACGGGTTCCGACAGCGACGGCTACGGAAGCATCGAGTTCACACCCGTCAACCCGTTTGTGTTCAACCTGCGTCCAGCCATTGAGATGTATCCGTCGGGAAACCGTGGTGGCGGTACTAACGTGAAGGGCGGACGGACTAAGGAAGGGCAGGTGTGTCCGATTACGGCTTCTTCAGACGGCACGACCACATTCTACATCAAGGCACTCGACTGGCTTACCGACCTTGGCGACCTGAGCCGTCTGGCACTGACCTCTCGTGCTGCCGGAGGTGTCGTTCCCTTCGCCGTGTCTGGCAAGCGTCTGAGACGGCTGAAGGTGGGTGATGCAGAGAATGAGGTGCTCTTCAATGCCACGACGCTGGCCGTGAGCGGACAGAGCGTGGAAGTGGTGGACGCAAGGAACGTCACTTCGTTGAACTCTGCCGTGTCGCTGGCCAACTGTCCCCGACTGAAGAAGGCATACTTCGACGGTTCGGGAGCCTCGTCCCTGTTGTTACCGGCTGGCTCGAAGGTGGATTACGTGACGTTCCCATCGCGCATGACCACACTGTTCTTCGACAACCTACCGTTGCTGGCGGATGAGAACGTGGTGATCCCGACAGCGGCACTGGCCACCATCAACAACTACTATTTCCGCAACTGCGCCCGCATCGATGCCTTCGACCTGCTGAGAAGGATTCTCGCAACGGAAGGCAACAGCCTGCACTTCATCACGCTGATATGGCCAGGCACACTGGAAGGAACGGCTGAAGACCTGGAACTGCTTCAGCAGATAGCGCAGCCCTATACAGTGGAGGGCGGCACAGAGACGGGCTACGGTAACGTGGTCTATGAGAACGGGCAGATTTCCCACGGTACGGGCAATGCCAACCTTCAGGGAACCTTGCACATCACAGGCTTCTACTACAACGACGTACTGGAAGAGGTGCAGGCTGCTTTCCCGAACCTGAACATCGTAGCAGACGAGTCACCGTATATCCGCTTCGAGGATGCCGAGGTGGAGCGCATCTGCTCCGTGACATGGGGTAACTACCATGAGGTCATCACCGTTGACAACGGCGACGATACCGTTACGGTCACCACCAACTTTGTCCGCATGCGTAACACCACCGTAGCCTCCAGGACACAGGAAAGTGTAGTGACAAGGGCTAAGACGGAGAGCGATGTGGCAGGCACCGTGAAGGTAAAGGAAGGTATCACTTTGGCACAGGCCGCGCTTGTTAGTTCAATCGGAACTATCGTGGACGTTTTAGGTCATTTGAATATCGTGGACATCACGAGGTCGTTTCCAACCTCTGTTCCTATCTACGGATTGGTAGGAGTTAATACATTGTACACTGCTGACTGTATCGTTTATTTCACTACAGACACATCGCATAAGATACAGTTGCGTATTTACAATATGTATTGGGGCTATATTGACGGTGGAAGCGGTTACAATAACATCAGTAATTGGAGAAGCATGGGAAACAATAGATACATCACCTTCTTTGATGATAGCCGTTCCAACCCATACGTCGATGTTTACGTCAACTTCCAACAGATAGCGGGATATAGACCAGCAGGCTATAAAACGGGCTACCTCTTCGCGCTCGTTGACAGCAGGGACATATCATAGACTATGTGGTTCCGTCCCATTCGCTGAGAGGATGAATGTAACTTGCAAACTCTGACCAACGGGAAGTTGATTTGTAGGTGTTCACGCTATCGTCAGGCACATATATTCCGCGTGTAGGATTGAATCTGCCATAAGTGTAACTTTGAGTAAAAGTAGGAGGCGTAGTCGCACGACAAATAACACGTTTCGCGGGTGTGTTGCTCCAAATATAGGCAGAGGTTTTTTGGGCTGTACTTGGCAGGTCAACGAATTTCAAGGCGTTGCAATTCCTAAATAAGTTCTGCATATTAGTAACCCCTTCTGGAATCTTGACCTTCTGTAGTTTGGTACAACCTTGTAACATTGCGGTGGAATTATTTTGGTCGTTATAATAGTAGTGGGAATTATCATACGAAACTGAACCCGTGAAGTATGGGAGTTCCATGAAAGCGGTAATCTTTGTGTTTCCCTTAAATTTCGTCCCGATTGAGCTACAATCCAATCGGGACTACGTTTACAGGAACAAGTGGTAGCAATATAAAAGACTATGATGGAACTATCATAGATTTAAGAATATTCCCGAATTTGAAAAATGTTTCATCCATTTCTTACATGCGCGATGAGGTTTTGATAATCCCCGATTATATAAGTAGCTTACCAAATACTTCCTATTCTACTCCACTCGCCATAATTCTTTTGTATGATGGGGTTGTTGATTATGGAACATTCGGGCAATGTGCTGTTAACAGCTGGGTGGTTTATGTCCCAGACAATCAGGTAGCTGCCTATAATGACGCATACGCTTCAAGCACACGTGTTATTCCAAAAAAATTCAGACCTATTTCAGAATGCCCTTATATATAGTTTCAATAGGCTATTTTTGTAGAGAACTGTTGCATTATGTTATTCCATCCCATTCGCTGAGAGGGTAGATACTATGCTTATTCCAGGTAGTATTGGCCTTAAACTTGTCTATATGCTCGTCTGGGACATATATGCCTCTATCAAAGTTAAAAGCGGTAGAACCATAAGTCCACTTCTCTATCATCGCAACAGGATCACTGAAGTGGACAATGAGCTTTTTATTTCCAGATGTATTTCTGAATGTGTAGGAATCGAGTGCTGCCGTTATTGTGCTTGGAAGTTCAATAAAAGTAATGACACTACAATTATAAAAGGCATTTCTACAATTCGTCACACCTTCAGGAATCTTGATTGTTTTTAGATTTCGGCAATTATAGAATGGGGCATTGCTTGCACTTGAAGCATACAAAGAAGTAAGTTTTGTAAAATACTGGAATTCCATGAAATATTCTATCTGCTGATTATTGCAAAAGGCCGTTCCGATTGGGCTAATTCAATCGGAACTGTATTCCGTGACAACAAAACAATTCGATATTTTGATGAACTGCGTTTCTTTACACAAATTCGTAATGAGATGCACTCTCTTAGGGACTCTTCTATAAAGAGGATTACGATAGATTCTCCCAACTGGTTCTTCACTTATATGGGCGCAAGTGGAACAAGAGCTCGTTGGGATGTTATCAGAATGAATAAAGATACGGCTTTTTCTGGTTCAAACTGGGGAACACGAGGTATGGGCAATAATGGTGAAACCACTATTCTCATAAGACAGCATGAAGTTGTCAGTATGTCTGCAAATCAACAGGGAAAACCTAAATATTATGTTCCAGACGACCTTGTTGATGCTTATAAGGCAGCAGCTAACTGGTCTGCATATGCTTCTTTCATATATCCTCTTAGTACGTACACAGGGGATTAACCGGTGTACGCACTGAGAGGCTTGAACTTTGAGGCATAATACGACCAATAGGAATGTGTCTTATATGCGTCAACACTTTCATCAGGAACATAGATCGCCGTCGGTTTGAATTGTGCCTTGTAATAATCAATGGGGGAAGGTGGGGTGTCTGCTCTTATGATAACGATCATATTGGTTGCATTATATCCCATATAGGGGCTAAGTCTTTTTATTGTGGATGGAATATCGACAACCACACCACTGTAATTTCTAAATCCAGAACCGATGCAAATTAAACCTTCATTAAATACCACCTTCTTTGTGTAACCACTATTACCTACCATACCGTTATTTGTTACAGCCTGAACATGAGGAGGGAATTTGAGACTCCTACATTTAAATGACGGTGCTATGCCTTTATATGACACACCTTCGATAGTTGAGCTTGACAAGCCTATCCCACTAAAGTATTGGAACTCCATAAAATTGTAATTCGAAATAGTGTTAAGAGCCGTTTGCATAGTTCCGATTGAACGTCACCTAAACGCCCTGCGAATTTCCTTGTTAATTGTCTTGTCCTTAACAGCCGCATATACCTGAGTAGTTCGTATGGAAGTATGGCCGAGGATGGAAGAGATAATCGGCATGTTAACGCCTTTGAGCAGAAGTATTGTGGCAAGTGAGTGCCGAGAACAGTGATATGAGATGTGCTTCTTGATTCCTAATCGGTTAGTGATCCTTTCGAGCAGGATGTTAGTCCTGGCGTTAGGCGGTAAATGAAACAGCCTGCCTTGTTTAACGTCCCGGATAAGTTCCAACGCCTTCCCTCGGAACATCTTTGATATCGGCACCCTCACTTCCCGCTCAGTCTTCTGCATCTTCATCACAAGCCACTTGTTGCGATAGATGGTCTTGATATGTGAACGCTGCACCCGCTGAACGTCCGAGAAGCGAAGACCGGTATAGGTAGAGAACAGGAAGCCCCTGGCCACCTCCAGCTCATCGCCCTCCAACCGCTCTACGGCATTCTCAATCTTCTTGATATCAGCCTCCGTCACGGTGTTCTTCCGCGTCTGTTCATAGTGGATATGATACTTGCGGAAAGGATTAGCCGTGATGATATCATTGTCTATAGCCAGATTGATGTATCGCTTGAAAATCTTCATAAACTTGGCGAGCGTGTTCACGGCATAGCCGAGTGACTTGATATATCTGTCAAACTCCATGATAAACTCATAGGTAATATCCGAGAAGGTGAAGTCATAACGGAAGCCTCTCAGAACGTCGAGCGTGTTCTGATGATTCCCGATGGTTCCCTTCGACAGCTTGCATCGGTGAATCTGCTCCTGCATCCAGCATGGGAAAGAGCGATTGTCCTTGACTGTTAAGTGTTCGGGATTGTCGGCCAGAAGATTGATATCCCCTACGCGCTTGGTGTAATACTTGTTTCCAACTTGGATTTGGATAAGTGCATTCTCGCCTTGTAACTTCACGGCGAGGTCGTTGATGATGTTCTGAATGTCCATTGTAGATATATAATTGTTAATTTTAACACTATAATTAATACTTTTAACGTGAAAAACTGTTGTTGTTTGATTTATAATAACTATCTTTGTACACAAATATAGTTATTATGAGCTTCTTATCTGAATCAGACCGTTGGAAGCACCTCTTAGGAGGCATCCTGATAGGTCTTCTCTCGCTGGGTAACTGGTACACCGCCGCTCTCGCAGGTGTCGGTGTTGCCTCCGCGCTTGAACTGAAGGACAAGCTGTGGTATGGCAATTGGGACTGGATAGATTGGGCTATCACAATCGCCGGAGTCGCAATCGGCTTCGGTATAGTATTCACCATAAAAACGTTTTTATTATGAAGAAATTTCTTTTTTTAGTAGTTTTCGCCGTAATCGGCGCTGCAATCGCACTCCTTTCCGCACTCAACGAGGGTGGCACAGTTGGAGGCGCATGGTTGGGAACCGCCTATGCCGTGGTGGTGGCTGCTTTCGTGGCCCTGGTAGAAAACCAGGCATTCGAGAAGCCATGGAAGGAGATCGGCATTGATGTGGCCGTGCTCGTCGGGGGTGCTATCCTCGGTGCACTCTGCTACACAGTATTCTGAACCGTCAAGCAGGAACTGAACTATGACTACTGAAATACTGAAATACGTCGGGATGATGATAGGCGGACTGTGGGGCTGGTTCTGCGGAATCTTTGAGCCTTCATTTCCTCTTATCATCATCGCGACGTTGTTCATTCTCTGGGATGCTTACGCAGCCTACAGGCTGGATGTTCGCGCTCACAAGGTATATCCCGATAAAACAAAACGAACGGAAGCCAAGTTCCTCTCGTGGAAGTTTCGTGGGGTGATCCCGACCTTGATTGAGCGGTATGTGCTAATCCTGCTTGCCTTCCTTGCGCAGGTGTATATCTTCGTTGACATCTACGTTCCGCTGAGTTACATCGCGGCAGGCGTGGTGGCGGCAGAGCAGTTCTGGTCAGTCTGCGAGAACAATGCGTCGTGCCGTCTCGAAGGTGAGAAGAACGCGAAACTGTGGAAGGTGATGGGTAAGATTTTCGCTGACAAGACGGAACGCCACTTCGACATTGATTTGAGCGAGCTGGAGCCTGACGAGTTGAAGAAGAATAGAACCAACCGCCGTAGAAGAAGGGAGGAAGAATAATGGCTAATATCGACAATCTGATTCCGCATATCATCAAGTGGGAGGCCGGGACTTCACGGCTGTACGGTGAGAGCCTGGAAAGGCTGTTTGAGCGTGCGCGACGGAAGGGATGGGTGAACGATCCTGATGACCGTGGCGGTGCTACGCAGACGGGCGTGACCCTCGGGACGTACAAGGCTTACAGGAAGTCCGTCGGCAAGCCTACGCCTACGGTGAGCGACTTGCGGAATATCTCGTATGAGGAATGGCGGGCTGTGCTGAAAACTCTATTCTGGGATAAGGTGAACGCCGATGCCTTCAAGAGCGAGGACGTGGCGGTGATGGTAGTGGATTGGTATTGGGGCTCAGGCCGATATGCCATCACGAACACGCAGAAGGTGCTCGGTGTGGCTGCTGACGGTCTATTCGGGGCTAAGTCGCTGGCGGCTCTCAACGGCTATCGGAGAGGTCAGCATGAACTCTGGAAGGCGATTCGTGATGCACGTAGGGCTTTCTATACTCGCATAGCGAAGGGCAGACAGGCGAAGTTCCTGAAGGGGTGGCTGAATCGGGTTAATGATTTGAAGTGGACTTAGTAATAACTTAATAATAACTTCGTAATGAACAAGGACAGGTATTTGATGTGGGCGTTGCTTCTGGGGCTGATTATCCTCGGCATGCTCACTTCGTGCAACCGCGATCTGAAGCGGGAGATAGAGCAGCTTCGGGAAGAACTTGCCAAGCAGCAGCAGTACGTGCCGCTCCAAAGAGACACCATCCGCGACTCTGTGGAAACCATCACGCAGAAAGTGGTGGAAGTAGAGAAAATCAAGGAGGTCTTGACCGATGAAGATAGGGTTCTGCTTAAGGATGCAGGCATAGCCGTGAAGGAACTGATAAGCCTCCAGAAGACAGGCATGGAAACGAAGGATTCCGTCAACCTCTCTGCCAAGGACTCGACGAAGGACGCACCGCTCTACTACAAGGATGCGTGGGCTGAGTTTGAGTTCCACAATAAGAAGCTGAGATACTCCGTCAAGGACTCGCTGGCGATAGCGGTCAAGGAGGAGTTCAAACATAAATTCCTATGGTGGAAGTGGGGAACGAAGGGCTACGAGGTGAAAGTCGTAAACTTCAACCCACATGCCACCATCCGATATAATACTTTCGTGAAAAGAAGGAAGTAGTTTTTCATTTATATAAGTATAGTGTGTAGTTATTAGGCTTTGAGTATTGAAGTTTTAGTTTGTTTAGTAGTTAGATTATTAGATTAAAAATTAAATTGAGAGAACCGTCTGCCCGTGAGGGGTTGGCGGTTTTTTAAATTGATTAATGTTATCATAAATCAAATCTTAAACTTTCTAAATATCCAAAACTTTTCTTGATTAATGTTATCATAAATCAAATATAATGATTATCTTTGCACCGTAAACATTAAACAAAAAGCAACTATGAGACATCGTTTCTACACTACCCCCGAGACAGCCCATGAGCTGACCGCCAAGAAGAAGCAAGGCTTCTATTTCCGTACACTGACCAGAACTGACCGCGGAGACCGCGTGTATTGCGAGACAACCGAACCAGGCTACCATTTCATTATCGAGCAAGGCTATGATGTGGAATGGGTTGAGGTGAAAGAGCTGGAGTCATCCAACTGGGGAGGTTACCGTTCGGGAGCCGGACGGTCAACGACCGACAGAAACATCATGGTGGGTGTGCGCATTTCGCAGGAAGCAGCAGACATCCTGAACGCACAACCGAACAAATCGGAGTTTATAGACCGTATCATTAAGGAATTCGGCAATAAATAAAAAAGGGAGGTTGTTGGCCTCCCTTTTTACGTGATCATGCCTTCTCGTTGTCATGTCTGTACACGTCCAGGATCTTCGTCTCATCGATGGCGCATGCCTCATAGTCGAACATCGTGCCGGACATCACGGTGTCAACGTCGCTCATGGCCTTGCGGATACTCCTGGCATGAACAAGGTACATCACGCGGCTGCGTTTCTCCTTCTCAGTCTTTTCGTCGATGGTAATGAATTCGAGCTTGACCTTGTACCAGCGGTCGGCTGTTGCGTCTTCGCTGAAGAATATCTCCTTGTACTGGGCCTTCTTCAGGTCTTTCACCTCAAATTCGCCGCTGATATAGTGGGACATCTCTTCGATAATCCGCGCCTCTGCCTCGGTGAAACTGAGGGCTTCAACCACATACTGTTCGATTACTTTTTTCAGGGAGCCATCCTCCATCGTTTTCTCATATTGGATTTTGGCCTCAAACCATGATGATGTTATACTTTTCATAATAATAAATATTTAATGAAGTTAATAAAAATTGAATTCGTCTCTTATTCTTTGGCTAGCCCGCGGTCGTATTCCCCGAAGGTCTTCACTTTGTGAAATATCGCCCGCATGTTGACCCATCGTTGCAGCGACTTGTAGAAGGGTGCCGCGTGCTGCTTGTCATACACCATGACGTAAGGCTCGAAGCCCATGTCGCGCAGGGTGTAGATGCGCTCCAGGTCTTGCTCCGGGGTGGTGTCGAAGTTGGTCAACACAAACACTTGCGCCCAATGGCCTCGGTCGAGTTTGCGGTGGAAATGCTCGGCGAAGCATTGCAAGCCTCGGAGCACTGCCCGCTTCTGGTGGTAGTCATCCCATGCGAAATGAATGGTCGAGAGGTTTATCTGGTTGAGCAGTTCCACCTTCTCGCGAGTGAGCAGTCGTGCGTCCATACCCTGATTGATATCCACCCTTGCCTTTGAGTCGGCCAACTGCTGAAGCAGATCACGCCACTCACTGCAGGCGAGGATGTTGGGATCACACAGGCAGATATTACGCTGGCCGTTCCACCATTCCGAGAGATCGGCCACTTTGTAAGCCCGTCGTCCTTCCTTTGCCGCCACATGGCAGAAGTGACAGCCACGCGGACACCCTCGACTGAGGAATCCGATGGCCGTGTCCTTCACCATTGGATAGAGCGAATAGTCTGGCATCATGTGCTCCACCTCATAGGGCAGCGGTCTGTCGTTGCCGTTCCACACCTCGCGTCCGTCAACTAACTGGATGGCATAGCCAGAACCGCCACGTATCACTCCATCGGCATTGATCACTTCCCAGCTTTCAGGTGTATTGGAGAATACCTTGGAGATATAAACGCGGTCATAGTGCTGCAGTCCGTTGTGCCATTCCACTTCGTCACCCTGCTGCTTGTGCCAAGCTGATAGCTTCATGATGGCGAGGTTCGGGAAGATGTCTGCCTTCGTCTTGCCGTATCGTCGCCCGTTGACACGTTTCTGCCACATCAGGTCAGCATCAATCAGACCGATTCTCATTGCGATTGGATATTTCATTTTTTATACCAATGGCGGGTAGTAAAGCCTTGGCCGCTACGCCACTTATGCAGTCTCTCACGCATCTCTTCTACATCCTGATAGAAGTTGGGGTGCCGCTTCATGAAGGAGTCCCAATGTTCCGGCTCACCGAACTCATTGACAACAATGTTTCTGTGGTCCACCCAATCTAATTCACATCCCTGTGCCAAATCGAAGCAGAATTTCGGGTATTCGGACGGTGGGAGCGGGAAGGAGAGATCAGCCTCCGGCACGAGAAGGAGGTTCTTGGGCATGCTGTCTTTCTGGGCGGCGATGTCCATCAGCGCCTTGTAAAGCCCTGCGTCGGCAATGTATTTATCTTCTTCCATGTCAGTAATCTTTTATGTTCAGGAAATTATCACATCCATCTGTCACTGGCTCTGACGGGCGATAGAATGAAGCTATTCCCGTGCAATGCTGGCCCAGCCAGTAGCGCCAGCATTTGTCTTTCTTCTTACACTGATGCTGGGAGCAGTGCATGTAGTCTGAATTGTAGTGAGGCATTATTCTTCTGATTTTAATTGTTCTTCTATATCAGCTATCCTCCTTTTGTAGCAATCAAGCTCCTCCTGAAGCCTTTGGATGCGCATTTCTTTTGTCTTTCCACTCCATTTCAGCCATCTTGCCTTGGCTGTGTCGCGGAATGTAAGCAATACGCAGTATCTCGATATGCTTTCCACTGCATCAGGATGGTCGGAGAATGAGATCTCTACTTCCGTGTGCGCGGAAACGTTTCGCACGATGATGCTGACCATGTTCTCATAATCGTCAGGATATTCCTCGATCAATCTCTGCACCTCCCGGTTTTCTATCCAGTACATGATGAAATGAGGGGTATCCATTATGTATTTCCGTATATCCTCAGACAGTTCATTTTATTGTTAGATACTTAACCTTTTTCAAGGCTTTATTAAGCTGAGAGCGGGTGGTTTTCCCATCCAGAAAGTCTTCAAGCACTTGCACAAGATTCTTGGCTTCAATACTTGTGTCTTTGTAATGTTTGAGTTTCTTTTCGTACTCAATAGCCTGTTTTGAAATGATGAGTGCCATAATCACAAAAGTTTTTGTTCGTAAAGTTTTATTTCCAATGTATAGTTTTTAATTCCCAAGTTTTTAGCCAAGGAATCTACCTCTTTGCGGAATATATCTTCTTTGCTTTCTATAATAAAGTAGTAGTCATATTTCCCTTCCGAAAGGGTTTTGGCTTTACGCCATTTGTTTGCGATTACTTTTCTTTTCTCCATATTCCAATGACTGTAATTCCCCACCTTACTTTTTAACCACTCATTTACTTTTCCTTCACAGTAGGTACGGAATGCCTCTTTGCTCCCTACGGTAGCATAAGAACTAAAAACTCCGTCAGAGGAATTAACCTCTATTTTCCCATCACTTTTTTTAGAGATGTACAAGTAATGATTTTCCATAATCACAACATTTTAAGTTCATTGAGTTTACTAATCATTTCAGCACATGCATCAACAGGATTCTTACCAAATGTGGATATAATATCATCCTTAATTCCTACAGTGCACATATATTTTTCATTTTCTGTATCGGCTTTGTCTTTTACTATATCTGTGCCGTCAGTCAAAATATCAAATAAAGCAGAAAAACTCCAACAAGGAATGAAATTAAGTCTCCGGCTTGTTCTTTCGTTTGTATCTTTAAATGTTTTAAAGCCATAACTTTCAAGAAGATGCACGATATATTTATGCTTATTATCAACAAATAAGTCAGCATAAAACATATCTGCACTTTCAATCGGCAATATCTCTGCCAACTTTTTACTTTGTTCTAAATCCGTGAATGATTTCATCTTGTATTCTTCCAAATTAAAAATATTAATACTACGGTTATACAAACTTCCATTGTACACCAAAAGATACATTCTGTTACTGTCATAACTATTTTGATTTTAATTGTTCAACAAGTTTATTTAATTCCCTTTGCCTGCGCTCCTTGCAGAATCGGCAGTTGCCTTTGTGAGCAAGTCTATAATAACCGCTTATATATTCACAACTGTCTATTACAACGGTTTCCATCGTTAGACTTTTTGATGTGTCGTATGAACCATCGGGATTTTGATAATCACACCCCACCATCATTAAGGCGGTAAGTGCTAACAGGATCATCTTTTTCATACTCTTGTGTTTTAAAAATCTATTTGAAGTTGTATGGGATTATGCTCCATCCTTGATTTTGTCTTGGCGAAGATGGGGCACTTGCTTCGATATGCGCACTGGTGGTTCTTGGCCTGGGAGAATCTCAAGTCCCACAAATCGGCATACTCGGAGGTGCCCATCTTGCACTCCTGGTTGAGGTAATTCACCAGTTGCATGCAGAAGAATCCACAATCATGACTCTTTGCGTCAATAATCTCTATGAGCCCGTTTGTCTGAGGTCTGCCCATGATCATTCCGGTTTCACATTGTATGTCTTCAGCAGATCACGGTACAGCGGCTCCCAATCACGGGCCTGTTCCTTGGCATACATCATGAGGTAATAACGGGCTGACCTGGGGAAGAACTGCAGTGATCCGCGTGCTGCAAGTATTTCGAACTGTCTCTTATTCATTGTTAGTTTCTTTGTTAGTTTCCTTGTTAATAAACTCTCTACCATCAAGCAGCTTAGAGTACTCTCTGTCGTATCCCATAGCCGTGATACCTGACTCGTTGAGCACCTTGCCGTTCGCCAGGCGCGTATTGATGACACGGTAGGCAAGCACGACATTCGGATCATCATTGAGGTCGATCGTCGGGCTGTCCTTGAACAACAGGTTCAGGGCATTATGGTATGACTGCCTGACACCTTCGAGCCTTGCAGGGAGGAAGTCATAGCAGAACTGGGCGTGAGTGCGCTCTCGGTATGCCTTAAAGAACTCATCAAAGAGCTGGACGGAGAAGTCGAGCATGATGTCTGCGAGGATGACGTATGACCGGAACTGGGAGTCTGGTTGCCGGTTCTTATCGAGGAACGATTTCACCGACATCCTCATCTTGAACAAATCGGGTTCCAGGTTCTTCATAAGCTCGTTAGCCATGTTCTGCACAAGCAAGTAGCGATTCTCGCCAAGGCCGTCCTTCCGGCGGGTGAGCGCGGTGCGCATGGCCTGCTTGAACTTCTCGGCCTCAGCTTGCGCTTGGTTGAGGCTCTTCTTGACCATCTGCCTGTAGAGCCCTTTGTCCGTAATCTGGTCAACAGCCTCATCAACGACCATCAGGGCAAGCATGTTGAACGGCATGATCGTAGCGTATGCGCGCTTGCAGATATCATCATAGACCTCGGTCATGTGTTGACGGAAGGCAGCGATATCGCCGTGCGTGAAAGTCTCTTCAATGTATCTTTTCATTTCTCCATCTCCTTTATCTTAGATTCGTACGTACTAATAGCAGTGTCGATGTTGGTATTGTGGCGGAAGTCCTTCTCAACTTCCTTCAGCACTGAGATGCAGTGTAGTATCTGTTCCTTTGTCATAGATCTAAGTTGTTTAATCATTCTTTGCAGCCAGCGCGTCGTTCACGCCACGGATATAGGATTCCCTGCTTACTTCTGTCAGGACGTCGGTCTTGGTGGAGTCCATGCCGTAGATCTGCGCCAACCGTCGGCACCATCCGCTCAGCGACTCCCACTCTTCAATTCTGGGTAGTTCCACTGTCTTTTTGTTTTTAGATTCTTCCATACTTATTGTTATATGATTTATAGTTTTAACGAATAAACCTCCCGATGAGTGACGGGAGGTGATGCAGGTCTTTCCCTGCTGTCAAACTTACGGCCAACACCAACGGGTGCCGGTAAAACAATGTGGAAAATAATAACAGCGCTAAGCAATTCTCTTCGTATCCGAGGCCTTACGGCAACCCGCCTAGTCCGATAAGAACTTTTGCCCACAACTACGGGATTCGCACCCGCGCAGCTGCCTTTTCAGCTGCTTTTGAAGGTTATTGTTCAAATTGTTTAACTCACTCATGGGGATTACTCCCCGCTGTTTCTCTGACGCTTCAGATAGTGCCCCTGTGGAGAATCGAACTCCGCTCATTCCTAGTATTACCTGCCTGTTGCTCCTACGGATGGTGGTAAGGTTGACTCCTGTCAATTCAGGCATCCGCTTACAGGCTTTCCAGGGGCTATCGTCCTTATCGGATGTTTTTGTAGCTTGGGGTTTACTCGTTCAAAACAAGCTCCCCTGTTCACCTACTTTCAGTTTGCGCACGATGTGGATAAGTGATGTAGCTACGGTTGTGCCACTTTCTTTAAATGCACCGCCGTCGATGTCGGTGATTTCGGCATTATTATCTTGTAGCCATTGACGGAAATGCTGGCATTTTTTGTCCTGAGCGAACTTCCAATGCTGAGAGGTGACGACACTCATTTCTCCGCCTATTTGTAAATGGTCGTACATCATGTAAACGTGGTCGATGTCCTGATTGCCTGAGAATGGCGGGTTGGCAATGATGCGCTGCCACTTGCCTTCGGCCTTGGCAAAATCGGTGCCGATGATGTGTGCGCCCTCTACCTTCTGAAGGAACGGCACGTTCTCAGGCATCAGCTCATAGCAATCGACAACCGCTGAAGGGCAGCGACGCCGCATGGCTTCGATGAGCGCCCCACGCCCTGCCGATGGTTCCAAGATGGTCATGTCTGGCTCAATACTACTGAGCTTTGACACGACGAGGTCTGCTATCTTGGCAGGAGTGGCAAAGAACTGAAACTCCTTCTGCAAGTTGTAGCGACGGCCTTGCAGCAGAATTTCTACGACGCGGTTGGCATCGAAGTCCCATGTAAAGCCCTGCTTGCTGGTATTCCACGACCCGCCCGTTTCCTCAATCCATTTCTTCGCTTCAAGGTATGCCTTTTGCTTGAATTGCACTTTGGGCAGTGTGAGTAGCTGACCGTCCCACTGACAGTTTTGTAATATCTTCTCCGGCGGCCAGTTCTCGTCGCCCTTGTTCTCGACTTTCCCCTTCACTACGTCGCCATCGCAGCCCAGCAGATGGTTGAGTGCTTTCTGCACCCTCACGGCGATGTCTGCAGACTTCGACATGTAGTCGAGGATGCCTGTCATGAATTCAAGGTCAACATGCCCCGTCTCGTCGTATATATCCTCTCTTAGGATTTCTTCGGGCAGTTGCTCCAGTCCCCGAAGGCTACCAACTAACAACTCGATTAACTTCTCTTTTCTGCTCGTCATAGCTTTTCTGCAAATAAATTCGTGTTATATCTACGCTGCCGTGGCCCAGTATGTCGGCCAGCGAAACAACGTCTTTGGTTTTCTTCAGGTACATCTTGGCAAAGAAGTGACGGAAGGCGTGGGGGTGCATCTTCTCGCGAGCGATACCACATTTCTCTCCGATGTTTTTAAGTCCTTGGGCTATGCCGCTTGTGCTGATCTGCGAGCCGTAGCGATTCATGCAGACGTAGCCGCTCTTGCCTTTGGCTCCGTCTTGCACTTGCTTGGTGAAGAAGAACCGGCGGTACTTCGACCCTTTGCCCTTTAGGTCACACGACCCGGCTTGTATCTGCTCGTAGGTGAATTGTATCAGCTCCGACACGCGGCATCCCGTAGTACCGAGCAGTCGGATGATGTAGGCCCACTTCGGCTTGTGTTCGTCGCAATAGGCCAGAAGTTTGTTGTATTCCGCTTCCGTCGGAATGTTCTCTACCGAGAGCGATTTCTGTATCTTTGGGCGTTTCAGCTTGACGGGCTTCTTGAGGTAGTCGCCAAGTTTCTCCAGCGACGTTATGCGCAGCCGGATGGTCTTTGGGTTGTTGCCCTTCTCTTCCAGTGCGGCGATGTATCGGCGGGTGTTATCCTGGTTGAACTCGTCAAAGTAGCTGAAGAAGTCGCGGACGCTGTAGGAGTATATGCGCAAGGTGTTCGGCGAATACTCGCGCTCATTCTCCAGCCACAACAGGAAACTATTGATGGTCTCCGTCTGTCTCACGTCGCGCTTTTCGATCTTGTCAATGTAACGAGCCTTGCCGGGTTGTTCCTTCTTTGCCTTGTAGCCAATGCCACGCGAGGCCAACAGATTGCAGACAGCATCCTGTGTCCATGGCATGTATATTAGTTCTTCGGTATGAGCCTTTTTCCAACGTTTCCACCCTCGGCGGCTCACCTCTTCGGCAGAATCGAGAAATCGGTAAACAGCGTCGATGTATTTGCCTCGGAAGTCGTAATTCACGCTTGATGTCGTCAGGCTCTGTACATACTCCGTCAGCATCTGCTGGCGGTCAGGAGGTAAACAGTTTTTTTTCATGTATAAAGTATCGTTAGTGGAATAGACTAGCCGTATGGCGGAGTGCAAATTCTATCTGCGTATTGTACTAAACTTGGGGTGTGAGAGAGACTCCTCCCCATGAGGCTGCACAGCCAGCCCGGTATGTTGGTCAAGGCTCGACGGTGAGGCTGATGCCTGCCATCTTGCACTTGTAGGATATCTTCTCTTTCAGGCCGTAGTAGGTCCAGTTGCGAAGTACGAACGGATCACCCGAGGCGTTGCCGTCCTTTGCCTCGTTCTCGCGGTGGGCCTGATTCATCAGGACGATGTTGCCGCATCCGTGCTTGATGGCAAGGTCAACGAGCATGCGGCTGTAAGTGTGGAGCTTGGTATCCACGTAGTTGTTCTC